AATGTCACTAAGACTGTAATTTGAACCATTCATCATGTTTTTAGTCTCCTTAAATATTATTTACAATAGGAGACATCCGCGGCTGTCGTCCCAAATTGTAGCGATTTTTAATCACCCAATTATGTGGAAATGTTATAATCCAAGGAATTTCTGGATAATTCCGTCTGGTGATAAGTGCTTTTCATTAAATACATTTTGCTGTATTTGATGTAATTGATCTGTATCACCTTTTTTGTATAAATCCAACGCATTCTTCAATGTCGGATTGTTTCCTGCAAATTTACTCATATCGTTCATCATGTTATCCACACTTCCGAACCTCTGAGAGATCATTTTCTCAAATTGCTTTTTCATCATGGCATTAGGATTGAAACTCATCTTTGCTTACCTCCGTTCTGCTTAGATACCGATGTCTCCGACATTTGTGTCGGGAACATGTTTTTTATTTCAGAAATCTCAGAGCAAACATCATTCCGAAGCTGATTAAACATTGCTTCAATGTCAATCTGTTTTTCTTCCTGCTTTGGATATTGTTCTTCTGGATTTATAAGCCGGTAAACAAAGATTCTGCTTTTTCCGTCTGCCTGCAATTGCTTTTTATATATTTCTGTTCCATCTGTCTTTGGATAGTAAACAGGGTTGCCAGACATATCAACGTCCTTTGCTTTTACAGTATCAATCCCATCAACCATCTGTCCTTGAAGCATTGGCATTTGCTGCATTTGTTGTACAGGCTGCTGCATCTGCATTTGTCCATATGGCATTGCCTGTTGATAGTTATTCTGTAATTGTGCCAACCTGTCTTGATACGGCTGTATTTGTCCGTAAGGGTTGCTCATCATTGGCTGTTGTCATCTATAGAACGATGCTTTTCCCATATACCCTCGTAAGGGTTTCTTAATATAATCATTACGTTTTCTCCTATGATTATATTATATAGGAAGGAACACTGTATTTGAACGTCACTATTTCGCCACATTTCCGCCATTATACAAAGAAAAGCCCCGAATATACATCGGGGCAACTTTGGTAATTTTCTTTTTTATTTTTCTATTGATTCGGTCTATGGTTCTGGGACTGTACCCCATTAATTCAGATGCTTCCCATAATGTTTTTTCGCCATAAGCCCGTAATCGAAATAATTTTTCTTCACGTGAATCAAAACCTGCTTCTTGCAAGTAAAATTTTCTTTCATCTTCTGAAAAATCCGCATAATTCATATAACTCCACCGTCCTCCCTTACAAGTGGAATCGATTTGTTACATAGGAAATACACCGCTCAACATAAATCCTACAACTGCTCCCACGACTGCTGTTATAATGCATACAATAATGGTGTCATAACGTTTGCCAGGGACTGCCATGAGGATTTTTAAATTGTTGTTCATCTCATCGACTGTTTCTTTGATATGATCTAAGTCATTGCTATACAGGGCAGTCTTCTGTTCGAGTTTATTAATTCTAGAATAAAATTCCTTGTGTCTTTCAGACTGCTTTTCCTGCATATCATGAATATTTTTTTCAATTTCTTCGAAGCGGTGATTGTTAAAGCACTCATGTTCACATCCCATCGCTTTTCCTTTCTTTCACTCCCTATAAGATTTTTGCTCTTTCCCTGCTTTAACGAGCAACCCTGCAACGTGCCGGGAGGAAAAACACATTGCGTTCCATCCCATCTTTTTTAATTGAAACTTCCAGCAAAAGGAAAAACACCATGATTAATATAAATTTCGGTTTCAGATTCCCAACTTCTATTTACAGAAGATTCAGAATGTGATCCTTGGAACTCTGCCCCCTGTTTAACCAGAAAGTAAAGCGCCAAGTCAAAAATACAATCATAGCATTTTTTCATGTCGTTTTTGATTTTATCATCAGTGTAACTAGAGGGGTAATTTCGCTTATTTTTAAATGAACGAATTGCCCGGTTTACAGAAAGAGTGAGTATGGACTCAGATTCTGGATTATCTGCTAAATAAAGTGATAATTCTTCCATAAGTTCTTCATTCATTTAATTCACCGCCTCTTTCTGCGTTACTGCTGAGATAATATTTCAGAAATGATACCAGCCTTATTTGTTGAGGTCAGGGCATAGCCATTATCACTTGCAAGCTGCCTTAACTGTGGTACAGTCATATTAGACAGCTCACTTTCTGTGTATTTATGTGTTGGTTCTTTGGATTTAACACTTGCTACAGACGGTGATCGGCTGTTCTCATTGAGACTATGCCCGGTTATTCCCCCTTTGTACCAATGATAAGGCCACCATTGGATTTTGAAGCTACTGGAATAAATAAGCCAGACGCTTTTGTCCATGTAGCAACCGGGTCTGGTGTAGCCCACATGGATAAAGTAACAAAGGAACGATTTTCCTGTTCAATAAATGCTTTGTAAGCATTTTCGTCCGGTGTTGGTCCCCACAGACCTACACCGAATGATCCATCTGCTTCTGCTGCATAAAGAGTGAACACGTTTTCTTTGAAGTATCTGGAAACTCCAAGAGTTCCATCTGCTTTATCGTAATTGAATTTTCCTTCGCATGTGGCAACTTCAATATCAAATTCCTGCATGAGTAAATTTGCAAGTTCCTGTTTGGTCAGAAGACGCTTATTAGCCGCGCCTAGAACTGCTGTCTGCATTGCTTCGTTATTTCTCATGTATCCAATCATTTTCTTAGAAGTAACGGCTCTGTTAACTACATATCCATTATCTTCTGCAACTGCTACCATCTTCTGAATATCTCCCATGATGTCAGCAACAGGCTTAGACCAGTCAGAAAGATCTACTTTTGCATCAGTGGGAACTCCGAAATCAACTTCCATTTTTACGTTGTTCTCATTAATATTGAGTTTGCCGGTGGAAAGAATTTGACCTTTCATAACTTTTGTTCTCTCAAATACGCTCTTGAAAAGTCTTGTTGCATCATCAAAAACATATTTTGTAAGAGATTCATCGTCTGGAACACCATTTTCGATAGCTTCCTGTAATTTTTCAGACTGATTGATTTTCTCTTTAATCAGGAATTTCTCAGTCATTACTTTTTCGAATCCAGGTCTGGAACCGATATGTGCTTCTGTATTAAGGGCATGAACATAAGCTACTTTGGGAAGGTTCTGCCCGCTCATCAATCTGTAATATTCTGCTTTCCAGAACTTGGTTTTTACATTTGGAAAGATTACATCCAGAATACCTGCGCTCGGCACTGGAAAATTTTGGGAAAACTTAAGTCTCTCTTCTTCTGTGATAGTATCTAAAACATTATATGGCATCTGTCATACCTCCTTAAAATACTGGGTCTTCTGTAGTTACAAAAACGATTCCTGATTTCTCAAGTTCAGTTTTTGCAGTTGTATCAACTGTTACCGGGAGTCTTTTTTCAAGAACACGACCTGCAACAATCACAGAAATCGGTCTCTTGGCATCATCTGTCATATCAACATCTTCAAACACAATGCCGATTGCGCCTGTTGCATTTGTCGGATACACGGAACCTGCTTTGATAATTTTCTTAGTTCCAACTGTTTCAGCATTTGTCTGTTCTGCTGTGTAAGTTTTGAGTACTAATCCCACCTCAGATTCAAGGATATTAGGTGTGGACTTATACTGCTCGGTTTTCATAAAAGCCATAATTTAATCTCCTTTTCTTATAAATAATCAACCGGGGCATTTGTGCCGATTGTTTTGCTTTCTGTTTCTTTGGAAGGTAAGTATTTTTCGAAATATTCTTCTGCTTTACTCTTTTCTTCCTTTTTGCCACCTTTGGTTCCTCCGCCCGGATTTGGAGTATTTTTAAGTACTTCCTTTTCCCAAGCTGCTTTAGCTGTCTCAAGAGCTGTTTTATTTTCAGTGGAAATTCCGTCAACAAAAGATTGAGCTTCGTTCAGTGCATCCGCTGCTGGTAAAACCGAAAATGCTTTGATCGCTCCTGTATAGGCATCGCCTTTCATTCCTGCGCTTGCAAAAATGGAAGTGATTTTTCCTGTCAGAGCTTCTTTCTGAGAATTTGCCAGTGCAGTTTCAAGGTCAGAAATTCTTTTTTCGTTCGCAGCTTTTTCTTTCTGGCGTTCAAGCTCTGCTTTTTCTGCATCAGTCATATTCTGCTGTTTCAGCTCATCTAGTTCTTTTTGCAGTGCTTCTGCCTTATCAGCCTTTTCTTTAATGGAAGTGTTTTTGTCTTTTTCCTTTTTTACTTCTCCTGTAACGGAATCAAGGTATTTAGTCACCTGTTCATCAGATGGTTCCTCAATTCCCATACCGATAAGTACTTGTTTTGCCTGTTCTCTTGTCATGAAATCTCCTTTCTTCCAGACCAACACACTTTGTTCACACGGTTCGCTCCGCACATGATCTGCACCCGATTTGCGCTCACGGGCTGTTGCAATATTTTTGAGTATTAAAAAAGGAATCTCAGTTTCCCAAGATTCCTTAAATAATTGATGTAAAAACGCTTATTCTTCATCAGTGGAAGAAATTATTGCTGATTGATTTTGAATTGATTTCTGACTAAAATCTTTAATCAATTCTTGTGCTTTCTTCAATTCTGCGTCTGGGTTTGCCAGTTCAGGATAAACAGTTCCAAGATATGGTAAGCTCATTTCATATACCTTTTGCGGATCACTGAATAATCCACAAGTGATCAATGCAATAAGTGGGTGAATTTTATTTTTGAACAGATAATCAAGTGCCTGTGCTTTGACAAGCATGTTATCTGTCGGGTTTCTGGTTATCTTGACATCAAAATCTCTGGTAGAAATCTTGACATCATTGGATGTTTTGCGAATGATGCTGAGAATAATTCTGGCGGATGCTTTTTCTGCTTCTTTTGTGAATGCTTCCACAAGTTTTGCATCTCGTTCTGCGAAATCCCATCCATTACGTAGATATACAGCATTACCAGTATCACCGCCGGTGTTGCTTTGGCGGTTTGGCATTGCTTCCACGATCAGCATATTGTTGTAAATATCATCTTTAGCAACTTGACTTTCTGACTGATTTAATTCCGCAGTCATTAAGTCAACATCTGACTGAACACCGTTTCCAGCATCTTTTACAGATATCGCTCCAAGCTTGACCATTTTCAAAAATTCATTCTCGTCAATTTCACAGTTTTTGAATTTCATGAATGCCTGAACAAACTGCTCAACACCATTTAATCTATCTGACTGATACTTGTTGATCGCATCAAATGCTGTAATTGCAATTTCGACATCAGATAAGCGGTCGTGGTTGTTTGGGTACTCGATAATCGGAATACCGTCAAAACCATTGATACCGCTGACGGTTACTTGTCCGTTCTTTACCTTGAAATATTGATTTGAAGAATAGCAAAGGTAATATTGCTGATTTTCTTCATCTTTCAATATTTGAACAGATAGCATTGCTTTTCCTGTGTTTTTGGAATAAACAATATAAACATCTCCCGGATACGGAATGAAAATTCTGAATGGTGGTAAATCACTGTCTTTTGTCCAATCGTCTTCTCGTAGAATTGCCTTGTATGCAGTTCCTACGGCACTCTGGTATATTCCAAGCTGAATATTTCGGGCATCCGCATTTGCTTCATCCAGATAATCATTCAGCAGATCGACCTGTTCATTTATCTTTTTATCTGCTTTTTTCTTTTTGCAGACATATTGAATAGGTTCTCCATATATTTGCCCTGCCTTAAACTTGACAACTTCCAGAGCGTGATTTTCGACAACTCTGTTATTTACTTCCGGTCTCACAAGCTTTTCCCGATATAAGATTGGTTGGTCACCTTTGTAGTACCGATAAAGATAATTAATCATCATTCTGTTTCGATTATGTGTACCAATCGTATCAGATAGAACTTGAACAACATTTTCGGTAGTAATTTGAGCTACGCCAGTGTAGGCAGTTTTTCTGCCAAAATCGCCTTGGCATAGGTCAACAAAATTGCTTTTGTTTCTTCCCACTGCCTATACCTCCTATTTTTAGACATGAAAAAAGCACCGAGTTTTCACCCGATGCTTCATACATTTTCATCATATATTATACATAATCGGAAAGTTATATTCAGTAAGAAAAGGTGCTAACTTTTGAAATTAAGCAGTTCTTTTACATAATTTACTGCTTTCCCGTGGAATTGTTTAATATATTCTTCATTGTATTCCATTTCATCTGCAATGACAGTTAGCTTTTTTCCCTCTACGTATCGTTTATACAAAAAATCATAATACTGGGGATTTTTTACAGACTCTATAACATCTATAAGTTTCTGTTTTTTCTCCATAAGCTCTACCACATTATCAGCCAATTCTCGCTGCGCATCCACCAATTTTGCAATTGTATCGCCTATTTTATCTTGGCTTCCAGAAGTCTGAACGCGTTCAATGCCATACGTCGAAGCACTAATACTAGTAGCAAGCAATTTTAAGTGTTCGATTTCTTCCAGTTTGTTATTTATAATTTTTTCGTATCGTTGAATTTGATTCAGATATTCCTTTATATCCATGCTATCTCCTTCCCCAGAATGGATTCTGCATTGCAGTCGCTTTACCGCCTAATGGATTTTGTACGTACTCAGCCATCATTGCCAAAGAATCAATTCCGTCATCATGTGGTACTTTTGCCCTAGTGGTGTACGTAGTTACATTAGCCATAAATAATCCGTAATCAGACTTTGCTTTGTACTGACTTGGATGCAGAAAATAAAAATGTTTTGCTATATAGTCCGAATTTACAAGAATCTTTGTTTCTTTATTTGCTGACGTTGGTTTTGTCTCAATTTCAGCTCGGCACTTTCCGGTAATCATTTTCTGGATATTGTGTGCCACACGGTTTCCGACATTATTTGATTCGAAACGAATCTTATGTGGGTTATGTCTTACCAAAATATCTGCTGTCTTTCTATCCAAAATGTCATAGTCTGTAGTGTCATCAAACACCACATCGGGAAAGAAGAATTTATCTCCGTATTGGTATGCAATCGGTAATGATTCGAAGTCGGTTCCTTTATCTTTTGTATCGCATACCGCCCATATTGCATCTGCATCTTTATCTGGAATGATGATGTATTCATCCGTGCATCCATCCGGCACGTCTTCTTTACTGAAAAAGAATCGTTTTAATTTGTCCGGTGGTAATAACAATCCCTCACGTTCTACCGGTTGCTGCTGATAAAGACAGTTGTAAGAAATTTCATCCATGGATTCTTTAGCGTCATTGAAATATTTTTCTGAGAATCCATTCACCGTAAATAAGAAATTACTTTTTCCGTTTTCGTCAAGTGCTGGCACTGCTATGAACCTTGCCCGTGGGTTTCCGGCATATAATTGTTGCAGTTTTCCGATAGGGTCATGTACTGACCATCTGGTGGCAATATAAAACTCTTTGCATCCCTCAAGTCTACGGGAGCGCAAGTCATTTACCACTTTTGTCCAGAGAGTATCAAGTCTATTTTTGTTCAATGCTTCCTCAATACCAGACACAAGGTCATCGGCAGTAAGAAATCTATTGCATCTAGTGGCACCAGTCAAAGAACCATCAATAGAACGAAATGTCCATGTCTTAAATCGTCCGTTTCTTTCGAGATTGACTGTAGTTTCCTTTGCATTTGTTCCTTGGATTTCTACGTTAGGGAATATCTCATGCCACGTGTATTCCACGGGATCATTGATGATTTCCAGAACACCATCATAAAGGGAACGTGTCAGAATGCTACTGTGTGCCGAAGACAGGTTAAAGTCATTCGGGAACCATCCACCTACCAATGATAAAAAGAAATCTTCCAGAGTACTCTTGCCACAACCCGGAGGTACGCTTAATGCAAATATATCTAATTTGTTATCTATCAGGTCTTGCAGTGAACCTATGATGTTGTGCTGTAAGAACACATTTCTTCGTGGTTCGTAGAATCGTTCTTTCGGGATTCGGTTCTTTTCAAGGTAAAGAAGCCCGCTGTCAACCTGATAGTTCTGTGCTTCCAACAGCAAATACTGCCAGTACAAATCGTCAAATGAACCGCTTCCTGTAACTGCTGCCTGTTTTGCAGCTCCATTGTGAGCGTACCGACTGACTTTCATTGCCATGTTCCGTGCATCTGGATTATCCTTAAAAGGAAGGTCAATATTCATATTCAAAAGTAAATCAAGGCAATCTTTTTGGTTTTGACAGACTGTCATATCATCATTAATGATTTGATTTAAAATTGCCCGATACCATTCAAGCGAACCTTCTGTGAATTTTTGCATAAAAATAGAGCCAGACCTCCTTTCTTTTTAGGATTTAGTCTGGCTCTCATGTGGCTCTTTGACTGTTATTCACTTGCTTTGAAGTTATATATAGGTTTGATAATATCAACTATTTCTACGGTATCTTTGATGTTATCAATAATTTCTTTCGGTGGTTTGTAAGCCATAGGGCTTTCATCAATCGTAGATTTCTGAACGGATGTTGTATATATCCCATTCATAGACTTCTCAAATTCTTCTAACGATATGTTTTCTTTTGCTTTTGATCGGCTCATGATACGTCCTGCGCCATGCGGGGCTGAACAATTCCAGTCCTCGTTTCCTTTCCCGAATGCGATAATGCATCCGTCTCGCATATTCATTGGGATAAGAACTTTTTCACCATGTCTAGCTGATATTGCACCTTTGCGAACAATGTTTGTATCGTGGTCAATATAATTATGAATTGTATCAAACCATGTATTTCTTTGGAGTGTCCAATTCATAGTGTAAAATATGGTGCTCTGTATACATCGTCTGTTTATTCTTGCAAATTCTTGACAGATTTTCATATCATGCAGATATTGTTTTCTGTGTTCTCCTGTCAAGTAACACAATTCTTTCGGAATACCCAGTTTGTCTGGCTTCCATTTTCGTTTTAATTCGTCAATACCATGTTGGATTTCCTTGTGTCTGCCAGAACGCTTGTATTCTTTCACCAATTTTTGTATTTCAGTTTCGAGCTTGTCTGTACCCTGCATGTCTTCTATGGCAATTTTTTGATATATTTCGGCTACTTGTTTCCCGAGATTCCGACTCCCAGTGTGAATTACAAGATAATTTACCCCTTTTGAATCAGTGTCAACTTCAATAAAATGATTTCCGCCCCCAAGCGTACCAAGGCTCCTGCGAATCCATTCGATATTTTTAAGCTGATGAAAGCAGTGGAGTTCTTCTAATTCTTCAAAATTTATGATTTCGTCACGTACATTTCTTCCTGCCGGAACATTGTTTCTTATTACTTCGTCAAGGTTTTTTAAATCTATTGTTCCCACATCAGCAGGAATTTGTGTTGTAAGCATTCCACATCCAATGTCCACGCCAACAATGTTCGGAATTACTTTATCTCCGAGATCAGCAGTAAAGCCAATTACACATCCTGCTCCTGCGTGAACATCTGGCATGATTCGTACTTTGCATTCAGAAAATGCAGGCTGTTTTATCAATGTATAAATCTGATTTAATGCTTCAGGTTCGATGTTTTCTGTAAATATCTTCAAGTCACTCATAATGGCGCTCCTTTCTGGCTCTCTGACTGATTTATTTATTCTTCTCAATAATAATTACTTGACCTTCGAAACCAAAATCAGTTGACTGGTCAAATGTATGTGTCTCGGCTGATTCGTTATCTCTCATTGGTCGAGTAAGATACCACAAATCATCGTCTTTCCATGTGATTTCTTCCAGTTTTACACCTGGTTTTAATTTTATTGTGGTTGTCCCACCCAAACTCTTTGTTGTCGATTGACATGCTGTTAATCCAAACAGCATCATTAATAATAACGCAGCAAAAAATATTTTCTTCATAAACTCTCCCTTCACCTCACTGGAATTCCTAATTGTTTGTAAGTGAATACGGCAGTATACTTCTTCCCGCATTTGTAGCAAATTTCTGTAATAGTGCAAGTCTTTTCTTTGTCATTACATTTCGATTCTGTATCCGAACTTTTGAACTTGCATCCACCTGTCAAAAAGCATTTAATCCGTTTTGCGTTCATACATCCACCTCGAATAAATTTACATTATTTTCTAAACCACCAAATATGTTTATCAAGAATATCTGCTTTTACATCACCATCAACATAACATTCACACTCCTCACCTGCAAATTCTGCCGGTGTTGTAAATTGTGGTATTCCATCTGGTTCCAATATGACACACGCCTGTCCAGAAATATAACTTGTTACAACGGCTGGTTCGCTACGCCACCAAACTTTTCTTCCGATAACATTTTTATCAAAATCAATTTCATTCAAATTCATTGGGTGTTCTAAAAAATCATTAATCATGCACCTCGCACGTTCAATACCGCCTCTTACATCGCAGAATTTTTCACCGTTTCTGGTTATAAACACGTTTCCAATTGTTCTTGTTTCAAGTTCACCGTGTCTGTATCTTGCATGATTATAAGGTGCATAATTTATACCCCAACATACAGGCTCTCCATCGAATTGAACCAGATTCTCACAACTCGGTTTTTCGCTTCTTGGATAAGCCCATAAATTGTTATTTCCGTATTTCCCACCGATCGTATGTATATAATCTTCTATTGAAACAACAAAATACGATTTTTCGTTAATTACAGTATCCCAATTCATTTGGCGCATTTTTAGTCTCGAAATATCTGTAGTCCTGTCTATTAACTTGATTATTGGCATCTGATACCCTCCTTTTTCATGTGTTCACCTCACAATACTTCTAAGCGAATCCCACCACTCGTCTTTTTCATTTACATCTTCTACTCGCTCAAACATAAATTTAAGTTTATAGATTCCAGATTCTGTTGTAGCTGAGTCGATATGCATGAGTTTGAATTTTCTTTTAAGACATCCTATTTCAAGAATGCATTTCTCCGGAAGATCAGTGTAATTCATGACGCATTCTACCCAAATAATCCGTCTGCCTTCTTCATGATGTACTTCAATGTCAGCTAGTGCATTAATGATTTTTTCATCAATAATCTTAATTGGATAGTTCACTACACCATATTTTTTCATACATTCACCTCGAACTCTTTCTTACAGTTGCTACCCTTGCATTTCAATTTAAGATGCCGAATTTTTGTCTCTGGGCTAATCAGAAGAGCTTTCTTTTCACAAAAGGGACAACAGTACCACAACTTTCCATTGATGTTCTTTATTAATGCCCGTCCGTCCCACGGCTCCGGTGGGTTCATTGCCTGAGAGAAATCTATCCCCTCAGATTCAAATGCTGATTTGATGCTCATCTATATTTTCTTACTCCTTTTCGTCCTGCAACTCTGCGTATCATCGGAATTCCATGATTTTTTCTAAAATTATTTCGATTTATTTTATCCGGTGCAAATATTGTCCAGAATAATCTTTTCTTAGTATTTGAATTCATTTTAAAATTTATAGTGAATGATTCGTATTCACTGAAATTCGGTAAATCGTCATTATAATCAGGTGGTATGTGTTCTGGAACGTTTGCTATTTCGGTAATCGGACAGTACTCACCATCTGGCTTTTTAAGAAAGTACTGTTTTTCGTCTTTTTCGCCCATATCAACTCACCCCATGAATCTTTCTCAGATTTGCATATCGGTCAATAATTACATCGAGTGCTGTTCCTAATTGATTGATCGTAATGTAGTTGTCCTGAATTTCTCTAAGGTAATCATCAACATCCTTAACTGCATCGCAAAACGCTGGGTCTAATTCAGGATTTATCTGCTTCTTTAACTCTTCGTTATAATTGCGCATATTATCCAGTTTAGCTCGAAGCTCATTGATTTTCTTATTTTTGTTCAGAATTTCATGTTGCTTTGCTTTGCTCTCATCAGCCAACCGAACAACTTCTTCTTTCAGCTGATCTACTGTCCATGTTGCCATGTCTTCAATTCTCATAACTACCTCCCTTAGATTTTGGTAAACGTTTCCATATCATAGTTATCCCGGATATAGTCCACACATTCACACAGTTTCTTACGCAAAACTAAATCATTTGCGATGTCTGGGTGAAGCGCATACAGCATACAACTTCCTTCTTTTCCGTCTTTCTGAAACTTCTTCCAGTCAAAAGTCATTGTGAACAATGGAATCCTCGTGAGATTTTTTGTCTTATGTTTTATGTATAGATTGCAGAGTTTCTTGAGCATGGCATTCTCTCCTATCTTGTAGACCACGTAACTATTTTATTCTTGCACTGTGGGCATATGATATATTTCTGCTTACGTCCACGTCCAGATGGCATATTTGTAGAAAACATTTTTTCTATGCATTCTTCTTTAACATCTTCTTTTTCATCGTACTGCAACACTGCTCCGCATTTTCCGCAATTTATTCTTTTTAATGTTCCAGGAACTAAAATTTTAATCATTCTTTTCTCTTTCCTCCCTATGTTTCATTTGGCACTCGATCATCTTTGCTACATTCTCACGTTCCTGTTTTATTCCGTGCCCCTGCCGGAATAATTCGCATTCGAGGATGTTTCCGCATTTGGAACATTCATCGTCGATTTCTTTCCCGAACACCTTCATTCCATATATCCGTATACCAGCAGTTTAATAAGCTGCTCTTCTGTAATTTCCTTTGCGTTAATTCTAAGTTCTGCAATCCCTTGTAGTGATGAACAATATAAGTCTTTAATCATTCTCAATCGTGCTTCAAATGGTTTGTTACTCTGAACAAAAAAACCAGCACTATTGCGAAGTGTTCTGCCCCTACATGGGTGATTTAAGATGAATGTTCCAACAACGCATTTATCTGTCTCCAGCACGTATCTTTTTCTGTCGAACCGTACTATTGATATATAACTACGTGTTTTATCAATTAACCATGTCAAAAATTCGTGAGCATCTTCATAATTAACTGCCATATACAGCACTGATATTTTACTCATTTTCAATACCCTCCCAGCATTCACAGCTATCATCAAGGCATCTAAAGTCTGCACAATGTTCACTGTCACCATTACAGCAAACGCCTTCGTATGCTGCGTACCATTTACATGTACAACAATAGTCTTTTTCTTCCATAAGCCACCTCCTCAAACAAAAATTCCAGTACACGGACTTGAACCGTAACTAGCCACCCAACGTGGAGTACTGGAAACCATTCATAGAAAGGTAAGATAAAAATGAAATCCTTCCAATGATTGCAGTTCATTGGAACGGTGCATCCGTGATTCGAACACGGACAACATTTCTGTTGGATAGGTTAGCAACCTATTCTGATACCATTACAGCAATGCACCATATCACCGCTTGTCACGGCCAGTTAAAAAGCTGAGTTGAATTTCACCTTTTATTTCATTCAACAGTGATACAATCGTATCTCTCTGAATTGATTGTGTTTTCCATAACTTCAATTGGATTATATCCAAGATTCTGTAATACCTGTTTGAATACTGTTACCGACTGACCACTTGCGAGCTGTACACCTTTTCTTGTGGCATCTGCGTGGAACACATCATGTCTGCTGTTGACATTCCAGAAGATAATATTCGGAATAACATATCCAGCTTTACGGAATTTCTTTTCCATTTTGTCGTAGAAAGACCAGTCCTTATTTCCGCTGAAATCAATTTCCATATCGGAGATAACGACTATAGCTTTCGGTATCTCTTCTTGTGAAACGTTGTTCTCTTCAGCAATATCAAGTACTTTCTTAAATGCAGCTTTAAGGTTTGTGCTACCACCCCAATTTGCTTTTGCAACATTGATTATTTTCTGGTGAAGCGTTTCACCCTTTAATGTAACAATCTGTGGATTGCTAGAGAATGTCATAAACAAATTATGATATGCACCTGTATTTCTTTCAGCAAAATATGTTGCCAGACCGATTGATGTTGCCATTGGTCTTCCATACATCGAACCAGATACATCAGCCATAATCAAAGCATTTGTTCCCTGGTCAATATAATCTGGAAGTGCTTTCCATTGTGCTTCAAGGACTTTGTTATTTTCTCTTCCATAAAGGATTTTCTCTACGATGTCGTATGGATACAAAGTTGAAGCATTGATTTTAACTTCTCCTTTATCAGCTTTATTGATAAATTCGTTGAATCCATCTGGATCATGCTTTGCAAAGGCTCTACGATAAATCATCATTGCACGGCTTGGAACTTCTGGATATTTAATCTCGTTCCACTTACCGGCAGACATGAGGCTTTCAACAACACCTATCTGCTTTCTCATGCTGCGAATGATTCTCTTAAAGTTGTAAACTGGATAGCCTAACTTCTGTGCAGTCAGAATTCCTAGTTTTCTAGTCTTTGCACTACTTGCATCAGCTGTTTTAATCCATTTAGCAAGCAGAGAAATTGCTTTGCCCTCATTAAGATTCTTCAAATCTTCCTCGAATTGATTTTTCATGGTCTTCCACATATCATCTTCCAGTGGCGTTCCAATCAATTCATAAAGATCATCGTATCTTCCAAAAACTCCAATCAAATCAAGGTTCGGTCTGAGTGCTTCTGGATGATGCTCTGCCATATAGCGGATAATGGTTCGGAAAGTTTTTCTTTCTCCTAATCCCTCTCGAATATCTCTTGCGTAAAAAGCAATCTTCGTAGCAAAGAGTTTATCCTGTGCATACGCTTCTGAGAACAATGTAGTGATTCTATTCTCATCGGCATCTCTTAATGCACCAATAGTTCCGAATAGATCAAGTCTTGCATCACTTGTGGTGTTCAGTGCGACTGCGCCATTTTCAGTTCTTGTAAACTTGCTTTCTTCTTTCATTGCATTTGCAAAATTCATGTTTTTCTCCTTTCAGGACACAAAAAATAAAATAAATTATAAAATATTCGCCTAAAATTTTATTTAAGAAATAAGTTGCTGTAAGTGTCCCATAAATTTTTCATGATGCTTTTGGTTTTCATAATTAGCAGTTATGTCCAAATGAATTGCTGTAAGCATCACATAATTGCCCCAACAGGATTTGAACCTATAAAATTATTTGCAGTAAAGAACACAGACATGTTCCGTCGGTTTCCCACAACCGACAAACTGGGGCAGTGGCAAGGGATGGATTCGAACCACCAACACGTACCTTGTAATGGAAAGAACGATTGCTGTAGAAGTCACGAACATGACTTACAATCTTTTACTGCTCTACCAATTGAGCTACCTCGCCATAGTTGCCGCCTATAACGGTCAATCACTCCAATGAAAGAACAATTGGGTTGAGTTCCACATTCATAGAAAGAAGGTGTATTGAGAATTTGTTTTAATCCGCTGAACGATAGACGGATTAATTGCAGGAGGCGGATTCGAACCACCGTCTCTGGATAAGGAAACCAGAAAGAAAGCCACTTCTCTATCCTGCTTTAACCCGGACACCCCGGGTTAGCAATATGTTTATCGTGTTATGCTTTCCACTAGGCTGTTTTATGCCGTGCCAGCCCCACGAAGTTGTTTCGGATATTATTATGCCTTTTGACTTTATGTTTCTTGAAAACTCCCTTGTCATCAATGCGCGCTTGTGATGGCTTATTGAAACTAAGAAACATTTATCGGACGGGAAATCAGATCAAGCACAAGCCTATGCCGTTACATACCTTTGCTCATTCTGATTCACATACGCTCATCCGAAAGTTTTTTCTGCCCATAAAACGGATGGGTAGCATACGGAAGAAATGGAAATTCTGAGATTCGAACTCAGGACTTCCCGGTTATGAGCCGGACGTTCTAACCGCTGAACTAAATTTCCTGAGTAGAAGCAGTATCCCGGATTGCAGATTTTGAGTTGATTTGCTTCTACTGTTGCGGTTCTTTGCCACCAGCCGCAACAAAGGTCATGGCAAAATAGAGTACCTCGTTTTTACGAGGATTCCCATCCGGGACATTTGAAGCCCCTTTAATCAGCTCCGTTGAGCTAGATGGGTTTTCGTCGGAGGGTCTATGTAAAATAAACCATTGCCAGGTACATGCGCAACCTAGCAAGCTGGGCTAGTGGGATTCGAACCCGCGAATACAGCAGTCAAAGTGCTGTGCCTTACCACTTGGCGATAGCCCTAGAATCTTTCTCCCACTCCGCACCATCACAAAAGTAGGAGAAAGAATTGAGTGTGTGATAATATTTTTATTATGTGCTCTACAATTGCAACACAACTTATGTGGAGAATTCAGCAATTTAAATAACTAAGTTGTTCTCTTTTTTGTAGAGTCATATTTGCTAAATCGGATGTCTCGATCGTTTGCTTGCGTACCGCTCCACTACGGGACAAGCGTATCCTTTCGCATTGCTTATATGATTAACCCGTTCTTCGATAATGAACAGGATAATCTGCATCGGAAATGCTAAAAGCATATTTTTACCTCGCTGTGCAAATCAAAACTGTATTAAGTATCATTCCTGCTTCCATCAGCAAGAAGAATGCTGTGGAAAATTGATTGCCTTTGTAATTCCGGCTCATTAAAAATGCAGCTAATGTAGTAAATATCAGAATATTAATTGCTACTGCGATAATGGTTAATGGTAATCTCATTGTTCCTCTCCAATCATGAAATTAAGTATCTTCTCTGCGATTTCTTCTTCCGGCTCAAATGGTAATCCACAGTAATTGTAATGCTCTAAGGCCGATTTTAGGCTTGCTTTGAAGCCGTGGTAAATTTCCCCGTGTTGTAACAGTTCGTGCCTTAAAACTGAAATTGCATCAGTAATTGATTGAGAAGTAAAACTAATTTGTGCCAAGCACTCCACTTCAATATCCGGTTCTGTCATCATCTCGAATACAAATGTCGGAACCTCGTCAACAGCAACATGGAAATCAACAGACTTTACTCTTGGGACTTTATTCCCATCAATAAAACACTGCGTACCTCTCCAATCATACGGACTCGGATTTATAATTTTCACAACAGGCATCTTTGAATCCCCTTTCCTGCGCTTTGCAATACGTCAGAAGATGGTCTGCAATCTCCTGAAGCTGATTTGTGTCGTATTTTGCGAAGGTCTGTGATCCTTTATTCCGTAATGGTGATAACGGACCGAAATTGTCAGGTTCAACAGTTATCGTTGCATTAATCAGCATGGACGCCACGTCAATTGGTTCGTCTGGAAGCGATGCATCTTCTTTCTTTTCTGATTTTGTTTCCGCTTCAACATCATTTCCTTTTAATTCGACTTTTTCCCAAGTATTGCCAAAATCTCTGGTGTACCAGAGATTTTCTCCCTGAACTTTTATCATATTTTCTCTTTTTTCGAATTTCTCATCAGATCCGGCATAAATTTCAAGATATGTATTATCTTCATGCGTTTCGAAAAAAATGTAATATCTTTTCATGCTTCCTCTACCTCCCCAAAATATTTCTTGTACAATTCATAATCGTTTTTCCCGAGTAAGTCTTTGACTGTATATTTTTCCTCTATACGAAGATCGCTATATGTAGTAAATACTTTTATATCCCGAATGCAGATTCGCTCGCCCTCAGAAATTTTACCACTAACACGTTCCGTATCTTCATCAGCAGAAAACCATCTTCCGTTTTTTGCCAAAAAATAAGTTCTGCATCTTGATATACTAAAACAAATACAATTTACGCTTGTTGGATCACTAAAAACCTTTTCTGCTTTTGATGTGTCGTATAACCTACTGTCTTCCAGAACGGATTTCTTGTGGTTTGTTATCTCAATCTCGTTATTTAAGATAATCTTATCTGAAAGATTCTGACTTTCATCCTGTACGACCAAGCCGCCTTTTTTATTTTTTAAGAATTTTTCAAGTATCGACATTTGTCTACCTTCTCCGAAAATATTCTGCCAGGGCTTCCCTTGTGATCTGTGATATACTTTTGCCGGTTCGGTTCTTCTCAGCTATGAGTCTTTGTTCCAGTTGGTACGGCAACCGGATTCTGATTGATTCACCTTCGAGTTTATTATTTCTCATAAGCAGTGTCCTTAACTAACAATCTCAATCGGGCATCCAAGTTGTTTTTCCAACTCGGCAATAGTAATCTTTCTTGGTTTCATTACATCAACATCAACACGCTGAATAATGCCTTCTGGAGCTTTCGCAAGTCCTTTGCCAGAAAATTTATCTATTCCCTCATTTGCAAATATGCTTAAATGCTCATATCCATAAGCTCTGCACCATCTTGTAGCTGAATCAACAATTTTTCTTAATTCCGTTTCAGGATCACCAAACAAATCCGTGTAAGAAATAGCCTGGTCAAATTCTGCATGGCTTATCGTTGCTGGAATTAAAATCTGCTTATATGGACTTCCGATAAATCTAAAGAATCTGTTAGTAATTAAAGCTTTTTCGCCTTTTGGTAATCCAAACCCTTGTGCCACAGCTTTTTTAAGTAACTGTTCTGATTCTAAATCACTTTTTGTAGTAATAGCCTTGTTTGTAAAATCAATCATCCTTTTCCTCCCCTAAGATTTTGTATAATGTTCCTCTGGAAACTCCAATGATCTCAGCGAATTGAATTTTTGTAATCTCACCATTCTGCCATCTGGCTTTAGTATCTTCAAAGAGTTTTTTGTCAATCTCTTTCTTTGCACGTCCTTTATACTTGCCCCGAGCTTTTGCAATTGCAATACCTTCTTTCTGACGCTGACGGATATTTTCCCTTTCTCTTTGTGCTACATATGAAAGAAGCTGCAAAACAATATCTGCGATCAGGGTTCCCGTCAAATCCTTGTTCTGTGAAGTATTGAGCAATGGCATATCTTGTACAATAATATCTGCTTCAATCTCTTTTGTGATTTTTCTCCATTCAGTAATAATCTCTTCATAGTTTCTTCCAAGTCGGTCAATCGAATGAATTACCAGCACATCTCCTTTATGCAGTTCTGAAATCATCTTCTGGTACTCAGGACGGTTAAAGTCTTTGCCGGATTTCTTGTCCATGTAAATTCTATCAACTCCATCTTCTCTCAGTGCTTCCATCTGTCTTGCTTCATTCTGATCTACTGTTGATACTCTTGCATATCCTATCTTCATATATACACGCCCCCGTTTCTTTATGGTTTAATTATACACCATAGGGTGTGCTATATCAATAGTAAAATACACGTTTAAGTGAATTTTGTTTGATTTTTATAACATTTGCGTTTATTATGTAGATAGGAGGTGTTGTCATGGTATCTCAAAAAGTTAAGCAAATCATGAAGCTGAAGAAAATAACAAATGTTCAAGTGGCTGAGCATCTAGGTACTTCGCCACAAGCACTTGCAAACAAGTTTTCCAGAGAAACGCTTTCTGCAAATGAGCTTATTGCAATTCTGGATTTTCTTGGATGTCAGATTGCCGTTGAAGCAATCCCAGATGTTATCGTGAAATTTAATAGTGACGATTTGAAAAGGGAGCCGTAATGGTTCTCTTTTTTTATGCTCTAATCAGGCCTTGTCATTGAATATCTTGACTACCATTTTGGTACCCGAGGCCTGTCGCTACATCTATACCAGCAAACTACGGATTACCGTCTGTTATTACAGTTCTTACATTTCCAAATTCAGGATTGCTAAAAATTATCATTTCATTCATTCTTCATACCTACCTTTTCTGGTATTGCCTTTTGTTTTGGCAGAGAAACCATTAAGGCTTACGGCTTTTTCGTGTTGCAACCACTATCTCTGCCATGTTGGGGGGTTGTTATTAAAAGGGCGTTTTTTAAAATTTCGGGTGGTCGGGGCACTCATTAGGCCGTTCGGGGCATCCATATACACCCCCTCCCGGGTATGCTTCTGGTGACGCTGACCGGGCAACCCTTTGCCCCATGAGTTCCCGTTGTCCCGGTCTTAACGCTGTTTTTCGGATGCCTTCGGCAGTAGCCAAGGAGAATTTCTATGCTTTTCTTCGTCATATTGCACAACTTTTCACGTTTCCGCATGTGTGCATTATGGGTACACCCTAAAAGAACATTGAACATTGCTATATATTGTGTGTTAATCTCAGAGACTACAACATATTGTTATAACTCAGGCTTTTCCATCTCTGGAAGTTCCAGAACATCCTTGTACTTGTCTGCGATCTGCTGCGCTGTCTGCTGTGGCTTTCCGTTGTTCTCTTCTGCGCTCCGTCCGTTTGGTGCGTTCCATCCGAATTTAGAATTAAGTTTCATTGCCACGCCTGTGTTATTCTTGTCGCTGATTCCGATGTTCGCAAGTGAGTGTTCGTCATTCGCATTTAATTTTTTGATTAGGTCAAGGTGTGCTGTGCTTGCTATCTCCCTATACTCCCCTCTTTTATTCAACTTCCACTCCTGTATATCCTTAATAACATTGCCGTCTGTATCTATATATATCTTTGTCTTATACTCTCCATTTACCCAGTTATACATAGTCTGTTCACTAATCTTAATATATTTAGCAAACCCTTGTATATTTGACTCCTTGTTATATACGCCACATATAAATATATAATAGTCGAGTATGTAATTGATCAGTTCTGCATTATCACAATCTAATATAGTCTGCCTGTTGTACTTGAGTGTTACGTTTTCAGGCTTCAGGAATACATGATCCCCTGCATAACTAAGAGCTGATTCGAATGTGTTCTGAGGCGCTTTCATAAGGTCTTCAATACCATATTCAGCGCAAAATATATCTAAGTATTTCTTTGTATCATGTTTAAACGTATCTAACACGCTGTTGTCTGTATTCTGCACTGTATCACCTCACTTTATAACGTCAATCTATTAAATCATTAATAAATAAAAAAGCCGGTCGGCTCTGGTTCGTTATCCAGTAGCTAACCGGTTCAGTCCTCCAGCGGTTCGTTCTCGCTTTCGGTCTGTATCTGTATCTCTATTAACAGTATTAACATACAAGTTGTTGTTCTGTCAACTATTAATTTAAAACTTTTAGTCAATCTTATATAACACCATATACTATATCTATGTATATTATATATACTATATACAATATTATATTAATCAACTCAGCCTCTGGAATCTAGGAAGGGACAGGGAATAACTATAATTATAGATATTCATAATCCATAATATTAATATATATAATATTATAATAGGGCATTTTGAACACACAAAAAGCCAGACCTTCCGGTATCTGATCCGGCATGATCTGGCTATGTTTATTTTTGTATTAAGTTACGATTCCGCTTTGTCAGCCCTGCCCCTTCCTGAGTTCCGTCGGCTTCGTTGCATCGAGCATAACAGAACAATTCGTAAAAGTCAAGCAAAAAAATGTCGTTGACTTTTTGATGATATTGTGCTATGAATAATTATGTCAGGACTTCGGCGGCAGTTCTGCGCCTGTCCTAAAAGCCGCCATAAATAAGCATTATAAAAGCCCCGGGATAATTTCCTAGGGCTTATTTTTTAATATCTCCGAGCAGTATTTTTCAATAGCTGCTTTCGGTCGTTTCTTTGCTGTCCTGTCTGTTGAGTTATATTTTGTGCCTTATGTGTCAATGGTATTTTGTGCCTTATTCAAGTATCTTCTTTTCACGTTCCAATTTTTCTGCAACAGCTAATTTGATAAAATCGTTTATACTTTTATATCCTGCTTTTGTTATTGCTTCTTTTGTGCCTATTTTGAATCTACAATTGACACGCTCAAATTTTTCATCGTAATTATATATAGCTTTTCTTTGTGCATCTGTTGTCTTTCTTTCTTCTGGCATTGTTTCCCCTCCTTATATTATGTTATTTACATTATATATATTTTGTGCCTTATTTTCAAGTATTATTTTATTTTCTTAACATATAATAAGAAGTGTTATATTTTTATTTTTGTGCCTTATACATTTTATACAATTTATGTTCTCATTTTGTGCCTTATATTTGTATAGTATGCATATTGTTTTTGTGCCTTATATGTAGTATTATAATATCAACGAAGAGAACAAAAGAAACAAACAACCAGAACCGCCCGAACCACTCAAACCAATGAGGACATAGAGAACCGGATCCGATTAATTGAAAAATTCTAGTTCCTAGCAACTAAATAAAAAAAGCCGGTTGCAATCCTACCAAGACAAACAACCGGCACCCAACAAAAAAACGAAAGGTAGCCCTATTATAACAGGGGCAAGGGTAAAAAGCAATGTTAAAAACAAACTCAAAGGAAGTTATGAACAGAATTAAAAAAATTATCATGGACAGCTACGAAGCAGCCGAGGAATATTATACATATGAAGGTGCAACAATGAAAACAGAATACAACGAAATCTGCAAAGATATTTTAAACATGTTCTACATTGAAAAGTTGCATCTTGATAACAGATATAAAGCCGGACGTATTAGCAAATCAGATTTATTTATGGACTGGATGCAAGGACTCCCAACGGCTTTCCCGGTTGCTGATGATATTTTTCTTCATAGTGCCGTTGACTTCCTGGGCGATCTTCTGGACGAAACCGAAGAAGAAAAGCAGCGTTTTACAGACGAACAGGCAGAAAAAAGATCCGTTTATCTTCTGTATAGAGAGCTAGAAAAGAACGCAACAAAATAACAGGAGGGAAAGCAATGAACGAAAAAAGATATACTTATAAGCAGTGGAAAGCAATCCACCGAAGAAAAGTTATTCATGCCGTAAAAGCCTACTTGTTAGGCTTTGCGGTTGCTTCTTTCCCATTTTTTGTTGATTGCTCATTATATTTTAGTTGGATATTAACGGGAAGGTGCTAACAATGTCAGAACGCCAGAAAGTCGCAGAAATGACAAAAACACTTGTAAATATGTTCCCAGATTCAAAAAACGATCTGGAAAAAGAAAAATATTATTACGATCACAATTATTTCACTTTCTACGATTGGGAAGAAAATGTTATAAAAATTATTTTAATGGCAGCATAAAAAGGAGGGCTATACAATGATCAAAATAGACATGTGGTACAACGATAAAAAAGAACAGGCAACCGGGCTCGATATTTGGTTGTGTTTTTACTCTGGGAATATCACAATTTTTAATAAAATAGTCGGCGATTATTACGCCGACAGCGTGCAAGAAATTTGTGAAGCGTTCCCACATCTGAAAGAAAAAATAAACGCTTGTTTGAACTAAATAAAATAATTTCGGGCGGGGCTTTCCCGCCTGTTTTTCAATCAGAAAGGGGATTATATGATAGACAGAATTATAAAACCAACGTCCAAGCAGACCGTTGACGCAATTTTAAGCGGTGATTTTTCCGTTGTTGATAAGATTAAGGCAGCCGCAAAAAAGGACGCTAGACAAGTATTTAATGCCGTTTCTTCTGGTGCTGTCTCACTGATCTGGTACGACTTGCCGCCAGTGCGTTGCCAGTCTGGGGCGGTGTATGTGATGCGGTATGCGTTGCATAGATCACCCCAAAAAGCGGATCATTTGCAGCTTTCCTGCATGGAGATCAAGGATGGTCGTATAATTCCAACTTCTGACCGACAATATAATATTCTTGACGGCTCCGGGTTCCTGGAATTCTTCCGGGACTTGCCAGGAATTACAAATATTAATTATTTAGAGCAGTAAAAAGCTGCTCTTTTTCTCGTGCCCTGCATCCTCTTCGGGTGGTGTTGGTTCGTGACCTGTGCCGGGCTTTTTCCTGTAGTGCCTTTTATTTGCCTTTTTAACGGCTTCCAATTGAATTATAGTATATTTTACTGTATACGGCTGTAAAGTTGATTCTAGGCTGTTTTACGCAATCAATTAAAAGGATTGACGGAAAATTATAATGGGCGTATTATGTTTATATATGTCAATGTGGATAAATGTCGGCTTGGATTCTGTCCAGGTCTATGGCTGCATCTATTCCGGATCGCTTCGGGCGGTCTTATTTGCGAACCATTTTTACACGCTGATTTCCTGGCAGTCTGTCCAGCTTATGCAGTTCTTGCCGGTTTATTATCCTTGTAAGCACTTATTTGGCATTTTACAGCCGTTTATATGCTTACATGTGTATTTTATCGACTGTAAATGTAAAATTGATTTTAGACACGTTTACAGGCTTTATAATGGCATCGGGTTATTGTATTATATACCGGTTTACTGCTTCATAATGTTTTAACGCTGTATTTTGACTTTTAAGCCGTTTTATATCGTTGCCCGATAAGTATAGGCTTATGCCGTTTGAATTGATTTTAGGCGCAATTATGCAATTAATTACAATGTTTCTAGTATGATCGTGTGCATCGGATGGCGACACGTTTTGCTGCGGGTATATTTCTTGATGCATCATCACTTTACTATGAAGTCTTACGAGTGCTAATTTTCACAGACATTCAAAAAGACCCGATGCATGGATTTTGAACGAAAAAAATCATTTTTCCATGGATACGGGTCGTTTTATATTTTTTATTTATTTGTGATTTTGTATAAATATTTTTATAGCATCTATTTTGGGACTGTGGAAAATGTAAAATTATTTCAATTTATTTAGATAATCTACTTTACCAGTGCTTCTTTTCTTCTTTATTGCGGTTCCACTTTTCATCCTCTGTTCTCGTTCTTCCTGTTTTCTGGTCTTCGATTTCTTCCTCAATGAGTTTTCAGTACTATACCCCATATTTTCCCTCCTTATCCTTGATCTTCTGACTTCTAGTCTTAAAATTAATGATTTCTACGTCCGTATTGAGTTCAGGTGGTATTTTCCCCACAACGATAACTCGAAGCGGTTCTATGTGCCTTTCCATTTCTTTAAAGCCTATACAGAATTCCTCTCTGGATGCTCTGGATTTAATTCTTCCATTGGTGTAACATGCTACGGTGCTTCTTTTTGGCACACCATCAAAAGCCCAGTCAAAGCAATACTCCGGCGGTATGCTTACGTTCGGAATAACTTTAATTCCGTTCATACTGAGATAATGAGCCATGGCATGATTTCTGTATTTGTTCCAGATATTCATAGCAAATGGCATACCATTTTCACCGACTGCCATTGAAAAGTCTGGTGCGATCACGCTCTTGAAACATTTCAAGTGTTCCAGGTATCTATCTGGATTATTCCATAGCTTTTCAAATTCGCAGTCATGGATATAAAAGTTGATGCTTAATTCTCGATGATTCTTTATCTTTCGGCTGAAACTGTCTTTAAAATCCACTGTGTCTTGTGGTATTTCGTCCACATACCTGTCCATCATTGGAATTTGGTATTTGCCGTCCAGTTCGGCTCCTGTGAGCATATATTCTTTCATGGTATCGTATGCAGTATGGCTGATTCCCTGTGCAATCATGAAAATTCCTCCCGAAAATAAAAAAAGACACAGAATCCTCATTCTCAGATCGGTGTCATCGTTAGTATACAATATATACTATCAAATATTCTATTTTATGTCAATTTACATGATATGTACGGCGCATTTATTATTAGCACTTACATAATGCGACTCCTATGGCATATAGTTTGTGCTAAAATTTCTTTAACTGTATTTCAATATTTCCATTGACTATAATTATTTTTGATATTATAGTTTTTAATATACGGTTTTTGTTTTGCTTGTCAATGTGTTCCCACACATCGGCAAGCTTTTTTATATTATCGTATACAAATTCTTTCTTCTGTGAGTTATCCGGGTTCTTCATCTCGTTCTGTATTTTTAGTTTTAGTTCATCTATACCGGATTCCGTTTCTTTTATCATCTCCAGAACCGTATCATTTCCCTCAGCATAAAGAGTATACAGACGTTTTAGCTTCGTTTTCTCTTTTTGGAGTTGTTTACTCAAAATGTCCAGACAGCTTTCTCTTTCTTTTGGCTTATGCGATGATAAATTGAGGGAAATCTTTAAAATCTCATCTTCAACCTGCTTTTCAATATCTTCTGCCCACTCAAGCGAATTGTTGCAATTCGGATTATAATTTGGTAAGTACGACATGCCGTTATCCCTTGAATAGCAATAAATTTTATGTTTCCCATGAGTCCACTTCTGATATCTCATCTTGCATCCGCACACTCCGCAATAGCACAGCCCCGTCAAGAGCTGATTCTCGTGATTAACACAGAACCTTTTACTTTGCTTACGAGTTTTTCTTAATTCCTGGGCTAATTCGAATACTTTAATATCGAAAATTGGTTCATGTCTTCCCTTATATAGTTTCCCTTTATACGGAATCATGCCAATATTTACAGGACTGGTAAGAACCTGTCGTGTAACAAACTCACTTTTAAATCCTATCAATTTCTGTATTCGAACATCAGAATAACCGGATATATACAAATTCATAGCTCGCAAAGCCATTTCTTTGCGTTCCGGTATGGGAACTAAGATTCCGTCTTCTTTGCTATATCTATAGCAATAAGGGGTGTTGCCACCTCCCATCCAATATCCCTGTTTCACTCTCTCCAGCATACCACCGCGCATTCTAAGCAGCATAGTATTTTTGTCAAGTTGCGCAAACACTGCCATCATCTGAGTGTATGCTTGCTCCATTGGGCTGTCGTAGCTTACACTATCATGCACGCATCTAAAATCCACCCCATTAGGTATGAATACACGTTCAATTAAGTATATTCCATCGACCATGCTTCTTGATAATCGATCTAGTTTAAACGCTACAACACATTTTAATTTTTTCTTTGAGCAATCATTAATTAAGCGTTGCAATGCTGGACGATTCATATTCGAACCTGTGAAGCCATCATCCTCGTACCAATCAGATATAATCAATTGATTTTTTCTGCAATAATTTTCAATATCTCTTTTCTGACTGTCTAATCCATTTCCCTCTTCGGCCTGTTTTTCTGTTGATACACGCAAATACGCAACACATTCCATGACTATTCCTCCTTTGTGTAGAAATGTGCCGCACATATCATGTTACGACACATTTTACACTACAATATTTTTGCGGTCAACCTAAGCATTCAATTATGATTTTAATAATTTCTTCTGGCAGTTCAATTTGTTCGATGTCAATTTCTTTCCCATCAATCGTAACAATTGCCATATGCTCACCTCTCATTTCACAAAATCAAAAATATTCATCTGTCCTTGTATTTCTTCTATTTCATCTTTTGTAAAAAATTTGCAGGCTGTCCAATTTGGATTCCAGTCAGCATCCAGTTCGTAATTTAAGCATTTGCATCTTTTAGCGTTTTTAAACATCGTGCATTCAAAGCATTGATGTTCATAGTTCGTACCGCCCGAACGCTTGTACATTTCGCTGATTCTTCTCATAGGCTGATGTCCTTCCATAATTCCGGGCATCTGGCAAAGTCATGCTCGCATTCTGCATATATAATGCATTTGTGGCAATCATGCCTACCAATTTGCTTTGCGTATTGTCGTATTACTTTCCTACATATAAGCACCAGTTCTGGCGTGATATCTAACTTTTCGTCTTTGCCCTCCATGCTTTTCTCCTTTTCTTTGTTGCTGCATATTCAAATTTGCCTTCTTTTACGCAATCTCTTGTGTCACATCCTCGACTATGGCCGACCATAAAAATATAATCGCACGGTTGCATTTTCCCTGATGTGCCGTTTGATTTCGGATAGAACTTGCAGTCTGTGCATTGACGATTAGTCAAATTCTGAATTTCTTGTGGCGTCAATTTTATCCACGGTTTACGCTTGTTTTCCATTTTCACCGCCTTGAATCTTTTTGATAAGTTCCTGTTTCATTGCATCCGCTATGTGTTCCCTGACTGATTCTTCAGGAAAGGGGATTTCCAATGATCGCTCTAAAATTCTGTTTGTAATGCGGTCATCATATTTCAATCGGGAAATAGGATAATTACTGGTGAAAATTGTGGTTTTCTTGTCCGCATACCGACCATTGATGATTCCGTAGAATTTTTCATTAATCCAATCTTTCCCAGATTCCGCACCAAAATCGTCAATAATCAAAATATCCGCGTAAGTCAAATCACTAATCAGCTTATTCTCTGCGTTTTTTCCTCGTTCTCCCCATGTTGACTTTATCTCATCAAGAATTTTTAGGGATGTTGTGAATTTTACCGATTTCTGATGTTTTTCTATCATCTCATTTGCCATGCTACATACAAGCCTTGTCTTTCCAGAACCTTTAGTATTTGAATATATGTACAGCCCAATTCCCTGTTCCTGCATCTGTTGGATATTTTCGATCCAATATTTAACAGCTTTTGCCGCCTGTATGAATATTTCCTTACTTTCTGGAAGTTGATACACGCTGCTTTTCATATTTGAAAATCTGCATTCCTTGTACATATCCGGCATTTCAGCAAATTGCAGCTGGTTCTGTAAGATCATCTTCTTTCTGATTCCGCAATGGCATTCTTCACAATATGGAACGCCATTATCATCCCTTGACCATATCCAACCAGAACCGCCACAATCAGGACAATCAGTCTGCAAATGGAGTGTCTGAGATTTCGCTTCCTCCGCATTGATCGAATGGGATAAGCGGTTTGACATGCGCTTGAGCTGTTCTACCGGTTCCATGCTTGATGTCGCCTCCTTTTATAACATTGTAGTTTCCTTCCAAAACTTTTGTAAAATTATTCGGCTTTACGAACCAGTCAAATGTTATCATCCATCCGCGGTTATTCTCTCCTCGCAGAAAATCACTGTAGCGAACGTTGTTGATTGCACTAAGGACTTCATCAATTCCGTATTCACGGATTCGCCCTTTGAGTAACTGACATCTTTTTGATGATGGTTTAATATCGCGTATTGGATTGATGCCAACTTCCTGTAATTTGTTCCATTCTTCGATGACGCGTCGGACATCAGTCTGACAAATAGTATCTTTAGATACTATTAATTTATTATCTTTCTCTTTATCTATATCTATATCTTTATCTAAACCTATATCTAAACCTATATCTTTCTCTGCGTGCGTCTTTGTTGCGTCTTTGTTGCGTCTATTGTGCGTCTGACGGTTTGAACGCTCTATTAATTTGGTATCGTCAATAACATTTCCGCTTGCTAATGAATAGCTTCCATTCTCTTTTAAAAGCAACATCCTCTTTTCGTCAATATATGAAGTTTCCGTGTATCTATCTCTTGACAATGTGTTATGCATTCGCCAGTGTTTGATTACTATTACACCGTCTTCAAACGTAAGAACAAACCTTTTTGCAATCAATAATCGCAGATCATCTTCGCTTGCTCCTGTGATTTTCATTATCCTTTTTGGGTTTCCAATAAATCCATCATCGTCAGCCCTCATATTCAAATGGAAATATAAGCATTGCGTTGTTGCCGGCATATCCAAAAATGCGTCACTGTCAACAATTTTCATCGTAAACATTCGTTTCTGTGCCAATTCTAAAATTCCTTTCTCCAATTCCTGGTTTTTCAAAAGTGTTTATTTTAATTCAACTTCCATTCCATTGATTTTCAGTTCTCCATTTACCGGAATTACAAGAGATGGAACACCGTTTATTTCTTTCAGTTCAATCAGAGCAATTTTATCTGGCTGGATGCAGATTGTTGCATCTGGTGTTACAATTTTTGCAGTTTTTGAATTATGAATATTGTCAAGAGCAACGGGTTCATTGCTGAAATACATTTCCCAGTTTTCTTTGAAATCCGACAACTTCTCGTCTGGAGCTCCGCAATATCCAAAAATCTGTTCCATTTCATCACATGACACGGTTACCATCTCCGGGCTGTCTTTCTTCTGTTCTCTTACTTCCTGCAAAGATTCAACCAGACTTTCCGCGAAATTGAATGTTGTATTTCCTTCGAAATTGTCCATAATAAAATCTGAAAAGACATTGATCTCGTTGCCGGGTATACGGGGAATTGGTGCGCCAAGAACGTTTTCAATGAAGTCGGGATGAATATTCTTTATGTTTTTGTTGAAATACAAGGTTCCATGAATATCAGTGCTTCTGTCATTGAATACAGGGAATAAGAATCCTGTTTCTGGTCTTGAGACTACCCAATCACGAATTCTGTCTTTGATGTTATTTTCAGCCACATCATAGATAAGCCCAGCCTTTGAAAGATTTACTGGACAAATGCTGCACAGAATGTGTTCATAAATTTCTTCTGATGCATCGTGCATTTCGGTTCCATCAGAAGCTTTTCCTGGAATGTCATATACTGCATGAATGAGAACTATGTAGTAATTTTCGTGATAATCGTAATTTTCAATCACTTTGTCGTATAACTCGTCCAAAAGTTCGTCATTTTTAAGCTTACTTGCTCTAATCCGCATAAGAAATTCCTGTGTTCCACCCTCTTTTTCCTGTGATAATGGAAAATCAAGGTTCATAAGGTTTTTTCCAAGTCTGCCAGACATGGTTTTCTTGAAAATGTCAAAATACTTAAACATTTCTTCCTCTGGAAGAGACAGGAATGCTTCTTTAATTTTGGTTTTCTTGTTCTTTTCTGCGTCCACATAACAACCACAAATGCGTGTGATTGTGCAATTGACTGGAGTAAACTGTTTCTTAATTTCTGCGATTTCTTTCTTATTCATTCTTTTCCATCCTTTCTGCTTATTTCGCTTGTTTCTTCTCAATCCACTTATTAATTTTATCTTCGGAAATCATATACATTTGCTTTAGCATTTCGATGCAGATCAACACATCTGCAATTTCTTTTATCATGTTATCACGGTCGATTTTCCACGTTTTTCCTTACTGATTGCTTGTATAAGTTCCGCACATTCCTCCATGCAGACGGTTGCCTGAATTTCTTCTCCGTAATGGTCAACACTTCTAGCAATAACGCTTTCGTCAATGTTATATGTCATTTTCTTCGCTCCAGTCAATTTTCTGCCCGCATTCAGAACAGTACTTGCTTATTTTTTTACCAATAACAGGTGTTCCGCATTTCGCACATTTTTGAGTGGAAAATATATTGTACGGAAAATCTGGAACATATTCTTCAGGTTTGCATGGAATCTGCTTTTCCAATGCTTTTGCTCCGGAATCACACGCCCATGCTTCCTTGAGATATTTTTTTCTGCCATTCATCTTTGTTTTCAGAACTTTCAAGGAAACATAAATGCTGGTCTCTCATATCGGATAATATGTCTTTTGCTTCTTCTGGTTTCATATTAATCATCCTTATCGTCCTCCTCAATACTGACAGTTTCCAGATCTTCGAAATCACAACCCATTGCGAATCCGTCAATTATTTTCTTCTTAACTCCAAATACCTCTATCATGTGAGAATTATTTTCCATGATTTTTATTACATCTGACTTTTTAACATATTCAGCCATTCTCCATCTCCTCCAACTTCTTCTCTATCGGATTAATAATCTCTTCCAATACCTGTCGCTCATAATTTTCTTTCCAGATTTTTTCTCTTTTCCAAAATTGGATTTTCATAATCTCATTTATTAAATTAATACACGCTATTGCTTCTAGCATTCCCCAACATCCATCACAGGCTCTTTCATTGCACCAGTTTACAAATTCTTTAAATTTCATTTTTGAGTTCCTCCAACTTATTTTCAGCTTCTTCACGGGTGAGGAATAAAAATTCGCCAAGACAATTATAATAGCTTTTAATCAAAATATCTTGCAAATCAACTTCGGCTATATAATATTCTTTCCTGATATCACATTCACATTTGCAATCATAGATTTCACATTTATTATTTTCCTCACCGTATTCAGTGCATTTCCATCTATAATTTACTTGATACAATATTCTGTTTAAATCATCTGGCAATCTCACAAGCAAGCCCTGTTCTTCTAAGTCTTCATAAGTGGCAAGCTTTTTAATCATATTTTCTACTGTTTTGCAATTTCCTGCGCCCTGTGAGCAGCTATCGCAATATTCACCACACTCAAGCTCTCGTTTTTCGTTATATGTGATACTACCATCTTCCCATTTTGTTAATCTCTCCATCTACTTCACCTCTTCCATCTGACTTTCTACATTATCTGCAAGTAACTTCAAGGACTTAATAAATGAGTCTGTCAATGCTGTTCTGTCTGGGTTTTTAGCAAATGCTCTGACAAGGTTTATAGCATCTTTGATCTTCTTCTCATCTTCAATTACGTCTGATGCTTCTACTAATTCATATCCCAGTGTAAGGTCATATCCCAGTGTAAGGCTGGCATTTCTTGTTAGCTCTTTATTGCTATAGAACTTTAATATATCCGGGATATGCTGTTCTTCAAAGGGATATGGATACGCTTCTTTTCCACCGTACCATCTATATCCTTGTTTCTTTGCTACTTTCAGAATATTTTCATACTCTTCATGCGTTCTGATTAATACGCATTTATTCGCTAGATTAATCATCTACTTCACCCCCTGTAATCTCATCAATACAATCGTTCCAACCGATCTTATAGCTCGGTAGTTTGCCTCCCGCTTTGAAATACTCGCCGTTATAAAGCCCAGTTACTTTCATTTTCTCCGGCAATGGCTTCAATGGACACCAATCAGGTCTTGATTTGCTTTCACAATCATAATGTTCTTCTGTCATCAGAATTACATCATAATCTAAACAGTCAGCTAATTCACACAAACCCTCATATTCAAGATCACTACAGTATCCAGTTCCAAATGGACAATCATAACAATTTGTTGGTGTATCCAACACTAATACTGATTTACTCATCTGACTCCTCCTGCAATAATTCTGGATTGTCGAAAATGTTTCCAACTACTTCCATTTCGCATCTGTCGATATAATATTCTGTCAATGGCATTGGTCAGCAGAATGGTTCGCATCTGCTGATTGCATCTGTCGGAACAACCTCATAATGCCATCCGACAACTTTGTCTACTATGGAGCCGGTTTCAATATTTCTTACACCAAATTCTCCAAATAGCACTTTTACAAGGTCTTTTGGGTTTCCATGGCACATCAAAATGTCATTCTTCCAAATTTTATTACCGTTCTTGTCGCAAAATCCTGCGAACCGGCAGAGTGTTTCTGGATCAATAGGTGGTGCGTATAAAACACCTGATTCAACTGGTTGAATTCGATATTCAAATAAGTTTGACCGTGAATGGTCTATTACCAAACACCCCTCAACCCATTCGCCATTATCAATCCGCTTTCCTTTGCAAAGAATTTCTCTCATTCAACTCCACCGCCTTTCACGATTTCGATTGCCCTGCTCAGTCCAGCATTGTATCCTTGATGCACATCAGATAAAATACATTCTGATTCAATGAATTTATCTCTTTCCAATTCGCTAATAGCCTTATCCGCATCAAAAGCTGTCGGCTGTTTATTAATGCAATCAATAAACTCTTTCTGGTCAGAACTAATACTTGTGCCAATTTCCCAAATTTTGATGTATTTGATTAATTCGTCTGCATCAATCAGTCTGCTCATATTCTATTCTCCTAACTGTTTTAAAATTTCTTTTGCAATTTTATTACTTTCCTGCATGGAAACTCCCCATCCATTATATTTTCTGTGGCATTCATCACAGTTCCATTCACCATTATCACTTTCTTTAATTTCGCTATTGAATCTGCAATTATCGCAATACATATGATCGAGAGTGCCGTAAATGATGCTTGCAATATCGTCTTGTTTGCTATTAGCATCGTCTACGTGTTTCTGCTTAGTTAAATATTCAAACGCTCTCAGCTCATTTTTCCCGACCCATTTAATCCATGCACCGCAATCCCCGCAATACAATCCCGTATTATTCCCAACTTTCTTGACAAAAAGGTTTTTACTATTGCACTTTGGACATTTATATTCTTTCATTTATTTTTCCTCCCATACTCCCAACAGCCGCATCCTCTCATACAGTACAGCGACGGTCTTGCGCCTGTATCCATAAAAGTCTTTCGGGTTCATCGGGATATATCTTTCTTTGCTGATTTTCCTGTAACTTTTCCGGTGTAGGATATTCTCAATTACCATATCCGCTATCACCGTGTTTTTCGGGCAAGCTGACAAGGCAGCACTGGAAAGCAGGTATCCGTACTCTGCCGGGAAGTCTTTCAGCATCGTATTCAGTTTTTCAATGTCATCTGCCGGAATACCATAGTCTTCCAGCTTTTTATTCCTTGTCAGCATACCGTTCTCCTTTCTATTCGTCTGGGTGGTGCTTATCGTACATGATCGCTGCACATGCAATACCAGCCACTCCGACTATAATTCCAAGTGTAAGTCCTAATAAGAATGTAATCATGATTCGTCCTCCCTATAGCGCTCCGGCAATTCCATCCAGGCGTTGACATATAAATCATTACCTAAACAAGATATTAAATCGTCACCGGCGTAAAATATGCCGTTGCCATCTTTATCTCTTTCACATCTTCCGATTATTGGGATTGAGTAATTCGCAAAAGAGAGAAGAATATAATCATCTGTTTCTGGCAATCTCTCACTGACCGGAATCCAACCATTTTCTTTCTCATCCTGCTCCAGATCAGCCAGAAGCTGCTCAATCATATCTTGAATAACTTTGACATACACCCCAGCGTATTTGTAGCAGTCCGAATATTTATCCGCGTACTGCTTTAATCTTTCTTTGATATGTATCATATTATTCCATCCTTTCTCAATGCCCGCTTCTTACCATGCAAAACAACAGTTCTGTCATGGATCTTTTTCTTGAACCATTGTGTCCACACTTCAAAATAACTGATAATCTCCATTTCTCCACATCTTCACCTAGTGGTGTTGGGCTTTCAAATTCTTCTGCAACATCTCTCTGATACGGAACTGCAACCATTACTCCCATGTTACCTATTTCCGCGTAACATTCCGGAAAATTCTCACGTATATGTTGGGCAAATTTTCCATTTTTTAAATCAGGTAAAATCTCTTTGTAGCACTCCATTGTTGTCACAAGGTAGTTTTTTTCGCCAATAAAATTTAATCCATTTCCGCTGTAAATATCCTCTTTGCAACTTTTGATTTCATAGCATGCAAATATTCCTTTTTCGATTGCTGAAATAGAGCACTGATTTTCCGGAATAAATTGCATGTAATCTACTCTTCTTGGCTTTCCTGCTGCGTAGCCATAATCAAGGCTTACTTCTCTAGCCCAGTATTTACCTGGGCCAGAAAAACGGCTTTTTTCCAACAATCTGCTAAGAAATTTTGTTGTTTCAGATCTTTTCATACTTCCACCTCACTGTCCGCTGGCATCTGATAATCAATATGTCCATTTACATAGGCTTCCTGAATCATATCCAGTACTTTCATGGCTTTTGCTTTGGTGGAATATTTTCCAAGCGTACATTTATTTTCACCCTCTAGGCTCGAAATAATAAAATCATCTCCATCTTTTACGGTATAAATTGCAGCCAAATTGCTAAAGTTTAATAAAACCGCTTTATTCTGACTTCTGATTAACATTTTGCGTCCTCCTTGTAATCTTCGATCACAGCTATCTTATCCTCGTACATAGCGATTGTTTTTTTTAGCCTGTGGATTTCAACGTTATATCTTTCTAAGAATTTATCTTTTACAAACTGATAGTTCGGTGCTGTCAATACAATGTATGGTGTTAAAGAATCAAAAATTTTTCCAATATCTTCTTTTTTCACATATTCAATGTAAAGTCCTTTTGGAAACCGCGTTACTGCTCTGTACGTCTTTGGCTTCTCAACTACCTCGCATTCCTCAACTCTGACTTTAAAAGCATAGTCTTCGAATGTTCTAGTTTCCGGATTGAATTCTCTGTCGCTGCCTAAAATGTAGAAATATAATTTCATTTTGCATCCTCCTTAATATCTATCAAATTCAATACTGTTGTCTGAATAGAATCTGTAAGCATCTTCTCTGATTTTCTTAACTTCACGCATGACAACTTCTTTCGCTTTGTTGACGGCTTCCTCAAAAACCTCTGTCCCAAGATCATAGTTATCAATGTTCAGTGCCTTGCTATTGAGAAACAGTGAATCTCCGCAACCAACATATTTGTGAATACTGATTCCTAAAGAATTATATTTTAATGTAAAAATACTCCCAGTTTTGGGTTCTTCTTTGTACTTAGCGTTACTTTTGAATTTCATTTTGTGCCCTCCTTGTTTACTCTTTCATTCCATGATTCAACGAATTCTTTATAATCCCATGTGCCCGTACAAAAATCTAATCCGCATTCGCAGTGAATACTTATCGGATAACCTCCGCTGTCAGGATCGTAAAAAGATGGCTTCCAATCTCTTTCTGGGATATACATATCTTTGTCTGTATCTATCTCTTTTCCGCAAAACGGACAAGGCTTTAATTTATCCATTTTTTCATCCCCATTTTCTCCTATAATTCAAAATATTTCTTCCATGTTTCTGGCAGTGTGGTACAATCTGGCTCATAAGGTTCTGGATATACTGTATATCCGCACTTCGTACATTTGATTTGTGGTGGAAAGCCCCTACTCCATTCCATGTTTCCACCACATTTTCTGCAACGAATGTATCTCTCTACTTTCTTTGGTTTCGTTTTGAAAAATGAAGTGTAATTATTGTTTTTCATTTTCATCCTCACTTTCCCCGTTTTCGTATTATAACCCGGCTTTTTCCAACAATTTACCTATATCGGAAATTTTCGTCTTCTGGTTGTACTCGAAAGAAATTTCGCCGTTTTTGTCGTTCTTGAACATTATCCTGCTTGTTACCGTGCAAGTATTACCAGAAAATTCTATACTTCGAAATCTGGTTGAATAGCTTGTGTATTTTGAAAATGCCTTCAAAACTTTCTGATACGTTTTATACTGCACACCTTCAAGAATTTCGTACCCCAGTTTTTCCTTGTTAATGACCGAAAAAGATTCGTTATAATAATTGCACAACTTTTTAGAGCCTATTTCCCGGATAACGACGCAATCACTTTTTACCTCATGCACGAAACCGACCATAAATTCATTCGGGAAAATAGTAGTATTCGTCATAACTAGATCACCGGCTTTTAATTCATGCGTGTTAAATATAAACGGTCGAATATAATCTTCTTTCTTTGCCGTACAAGAAGTCAGTCCCGGTATGATCCTTGAAATAATAATCATCAAAATGCGTTCTTTATCTCTCATTTTTCTTATTCCCTTTCCCCATGTAAGCAACTGACACGCTATCAATTTAGATTTACGTTCATTTTTCTTGCTATAGTTTCTATAACTGTCACTGTTACGCCGTTTCCTGCCTGTTTGTATAACTGGCTGTCAGAATTTACGAACTGTGCTTTTTCAAAATAATCATCTGGCCAACCTTGCAACCTAAAGCATTCTTTCGGTGTTAATTTTCTAATTGCTATGTAACACTGATATTTTTCATACCAGACCGCATATACAACCAATTCTTCCGACGCTTGAACAAATATCCCTTGATTGCAGCTTGTGTCTAGTGTGTTTGCAATCTCTTTCCCAACTCTTCCTCTTCTGGTCTTACTACCTGGAACTGATAAATTCACAGCATCGACACCAACTCTGCACTCTGAATATCCTTGTTTTGTGGCTTCAGAGACCTTTACTGCAAGCTGATTATCTTTTTGTACAGTAGACAATGTATTTGTAATTCCATCCTCCCTCACTTCACTAGCAAGGAAATCGTGTCTGGAAATATCTATTTTCCCATCTTCGTAATCTTTACGAATTTCTTTCCCATATTCTGTGCGAACATTGCGCAGAACTTCAAGTGGATCAATCGCAACTCCATGTCTATCCTGAGATGTTAATGTGAACATTGGCTCTCCATCATCTTTAAACCGTCTGCCATTCTGACGTTTTTCTACGCGATCTGGTGTCAAAACTGGAATTGCAATCTTCGGATTGTTGTTGTGTCCTGCCGAATGGCATTTTGCTATTCCATCAATCCCAAGTATTTTTCCATCTTGTGACGAATTAACTTCTCCTATGACTTTTATTGCAACTCCGCTTACTTCAGCTTTATGATTTGCGATTCCTTTGTTGTATCTGGCTTGTAAGCACCTTGCCTTATTGGTTAACTCTGTTTTTTTATAACTTAAATCAATAAAACACGGCAATGCTACATGATGTCCTCTTCCGCCTCCCTGTGCCGTATCCAGCGTTTCTGTAATGCCGTTCTGGTCAAATACCTGTGTGTTTCTTCTATATCCATCTTTATGGCCAATTATTTGAACACGATTTTCTCCGTCTGTTCCTTCGATAGGAAATACTTTTGCGGTACTTCTCCCTCTAAGATGTCCGATAATAAAACATCTTTCCCGGTTTTGTGGCACTCCGAAATCTTTGGAGTTGAGCCCCTGCCATTCTGCATCATACCCTGCCATTCTGCATCATACCCCTGTTGTTCCATTTCAATGAGCAGTCTGGCGAAATCCCATCCTCCATTAACACTAAGCAAATTTTTAACGTTCTCAACGAAAAGGTAAGTGGGTTTATCTTCTTCTTTGAGCTGTCCGACAAGGTACATAACTCTGAAAAACAGGCTTGAACGGTTTCCTTGAAATCCAGCTTGCTTTCCTGCAACGGATATGTCCTGGCAGGGGAATCCGAAACACCAACAGTCTGCTTTGGGAATATATCCGGCATACACTCTTCGAATGTCATTTGCGTACCATTCTCCATTTCTGTATTCCTCCTTTAGTATTTCTTTCTGTCTTTTCTTGATAGGAATATCTTCCAATGCCTTTCGCTGCTCTTCTGTCAGCAAGTGCATTGAGATGTAACTCGCAGTGGCAAATTTATCGAATTCGCAAAAACCAACGCATTCATGCCCCGCTAATTCCATTCCTCTGCGAAATCCTCCGATTCCTGCGAAAAAATCTATAAATTTCATTTTAAACTCCCATCTTCTTAACCAGATTCTTATTCAATCCCTCTTAACATCAAGCTTAATTTGCTGTAACAAGGGCAAATTCTTGTATGATCGAAAATATCTTCCAGTAAAACGCAATGCGGAAAAAGCTGTTTTACCTCATAGATATGCTCTTTTTCTTCCCCACCACATTCTACGTATTTGATTCTTTTGTCAACACATAGGTCAAATGCATTGGATACGTAGGCTTTTAAACCATAAGATTTTACTTTGCTCATTTTTATCTAAAACCGCCTTTCATCAAAATGTGAACATTTCCTCGTTATCATCACCAGAATCGAAATCTGACGTTTCTTCACAATCAGTTGATTTATTTCTGGACATATTCTTTCCACGTTCGATCAGTTCTGTTCTCTGCTCTTCGGTCAATTCTCTTGGTGCTCGTAATTTCACGTACTTAACTGGGACATGGGCAAATATGGAACCATCTTTGTTTGTGACCAGAATCTTCACATCTTCTGGATGCTGTTCTGCTAGCTTCAGGACTCTTCCTTTCATCTTACTGCCGTTATGCGCTGATACTTCTGCGTACTCACCACCGCGAATCCACGCAATGCTGCATTCATTGCAATTCTCTGTCATGACATGATTAGTCCTCTCTTTCTCCAAATCCAAATTCTTTATTTATATTTATGGAATCAAATTCAAGTTTAATTCCCATTGTTTCTTTTGCTTCCTGGTATGCTTTTTCAATTCCAACTTCTTCAATGTGTTCTTTGGCAGAGTTTAGGTTTTCTAAGAATCTTTGATTGGATTTTGTAAATCCCCATGTTTTCTTAATTGCAAACAAACTGATAAGAACATTTGCAACTGCGATATAATCCTCTGCTTTCCATAGCTTTTTTTGTGATTCTGAAATAAGTTCTTCTGATATTTCTTTGCGTATTTCATCTTCACGCTGCATCAGATACAGTTTTAAGGGCTCAACTCTTGCACCTGTCACCTTTGAAATTTGTTCCAGGCTGAAATTGCTGAAATTGTACGGTGCATTTAAGCGTGTTTTCTCAGATGCTTTCTGCTGTCTTCTTCTCTCTGCCCTGTTCATGCTCTCACCAATCCTTTCAGCATTTGTGAAATATCATCAGCGGTCATATCGCCATTCCACTGTTCATTCTCGAAAACACTGTATATTCTCATACTTCTTCCACCTTCTGATATTCATATCCAACAAGGCGGAACGCTCGTGGAGTATTCGGATGTGCAGTAGCAATCAATCCATCAAGTTCAAGCTGCCTCATATGTCGTTGCACAGTTGCTTTTGATATGCCAAGGTTTTCGGCAATTTCTTTAAATGACGGCGCGTATCCATATTTTGTAAAATATCTGATAAGAAACAGATAAATTTCTTTTCTGTTCTCTTGTCCCTCGAGATACTTTCTTTCGGTGTTATATTTACTTACCATAGTTACCTCTTTTCTTTTTACCTCTGGAACCGGATAGCGTGATATGCCGGGAAACAAGTTTCACTGTTCCAATCCCAGAGGGCGTGCGCATATTTAGTTGTAATTATTTGGGATTTTGTCTGCCAGAACCGGCAGTTTTATCATTTGTAAGATTCTTCATCAAGAAGATTATTGAATTTCTCAAGTGCCTTTATAGACACCTTGTTGTTTGATTTCTCCGGTTTGATTGATACTTCTAAGTGAGTATCAATGATATGCTTTAATTCTCTTGCAAGGGTTGTTTTTCCTTGCTTGATTCCATCTCTATAGCCTTTAGCTGGTTTGAATTCATTAATCTTTTCTTTCCCCTCGCCTTGGCTTCCAGATGTCTTGTTGTATCTGCATTGATAACCTTTCTTTGTATATTCCAGAATCCAGAACTGCTCCATTTTATCAAGCTGTTCTACCGGATAATGAATGAAATTAATTTTCCATCCAAAAGGATTATCTTCACTGTAGAATCCTCTTTTCTTTATGGACAAGTCAATGTGCTGATATCCAGTGAGATGTGAACACATCCTCTGAATTATATGTACTGCTTGCCCGATATAAAAGAATGGGATTCCGTTTTCATCTACTCTGGTTAAGAAATAAATACCGCTTTTGTTATCTAAATCCGGATTAACTTTTAAAAGCCTTTTCTTGTTACTCACTTCGATAGCCTTGGCCTGACGAAATTTTTTATAATCCACTAGGCATCACTCCTTAATTAAACGGAAGTTCGTCATCCATAATTGACGGCATATCCATGAATCCACTTGTGTCCTGTTCTGGACTTGGAACTGGTGGCTGCGACTGTTCTTCTGGCTGGTTATTCTTGCTTTCTGCAAACTCATGTGTTTCCACAAGGCAATCATTTGTGTAGACTTTCTTTCCGTCCTTGTCAGTGTAATTTCCAGTCTGCCATGAGCCGACAATCGCAATTTTCATGCCTTTATGCAAGTACTTTTCGGCAAACTCACCATTTTTTCCAAGCGCAACACAATTTATGAAGTCTGATGTGCGTTCATTGTTTTTGCGATACTGTCTCTTAACTGCAAGTGTGTATCTGGCAATTGTTGTGTTGTTCGTTCCCATTCGGACATCTGGATCTTTAATCAACCGTCCGATCAAAATTACTTTATTCATGTTTTTTCTCCTTATACGGTTCAGGCAACGGCATCCACGCAATTACTTCTAACTTTTCGAAACCGTCTGTAAAATATTCACCATTCCACATTGCTCTGAAAGGTATTGTTCCTTTTTTGACAGTAATCAAATATATGTCTCCTTTAAATATATGATTAGGTTTTGGTTCTGGCGGGAGTTTCATATCTACCGGAATCCAGTTTTCACTCAAGTTGTAAGAAGCAATCAGTTCTTCAACTTTTTCTAGTGCATCATTCCAACCTTTATTGTACTTGCAATTCAAATATGGCTCTGCTATTTCCCCGTACTGTGTCTGTTTTTTAAGCTTATCAATCACTTTCAAAAAGATTTTCATTCTCATCCTCCTCATAATCATTACAATAAAGCGAACCATAGTCCCATGCCAGTATGCAACCTCTACGGTATTTGCATTTGTCGCAATCAGTCATTTCCATGATTTTCTCCTTTCAAAACGGGCATAAATTCAAGTCAACTTCCAGTCCAGCCCGCCCAATCTGAACCAGAACATTGTCTCCTGCGACTTCCTGTATTTCTTTCTGTATTTTACAGGCATCAGATGCCTGACCACTTAAATGTACCAGTGTTACCGTCCGAAGCGATTCTGTGCGATTTTGCTTAATGAATTGCTTGCAAGTTGACAAAGAGCAATGTCCTTTTAATCTATGACTGTAGTTAGCTTCTGTTTTGTCTACCAATTCTTCACAGTAGTTGCATTCAATTACCAGATGATGTATGTTCATTTTCTGGAAATTATATTTGCTGTACTCAAAATCAGTCATATACAGAAGCTTCCCCATTTCATTGTGTCCTACCAGATATCCAAAGTTCGAGCAAGGTACAAGCTGATTTGTTTCTTTATCGTATGTTGTATGTGGCAATTCAAATGGAATCACGTTAAACGAACCAACTCTAAATGGCTGCCTTTCTGGAACACCTTTCATCAGTTCGCCTGTTCTAATGTTCATGTCCTCAACTGTTTCATCATTGGTGTAAATCTGAATGCCTGCATTCATTATTTCCTTGAATGCTTCGGTGTGATCTCCGTGCCCATGCGTCAAGAGTGTTCCAGAAACATTACTTATCTGGTAATCAATCCCTCTAAGGATTTTCTTGTAGTTGCATCCGCAGTCAAGAAGAACAATCTCGCCTGTACTTGACTGCAAAGCGTAACAATTTCCTTTGGTACTACCTGTTGAAATTACTCGCATGAACAAATGACATCACCTCGCTTTCTGTACATTGCATTTATGCTTCTAAGATATTTTCAACTTCATCTATGGTTTTCTCTAAATCGGAATAGGCATATGGTATGTCCTTCCCTCTATTTAGACTCTCTAACTCCGCATAACTTACTTTGCACATGCTGTCTCGTATTAATTTGAGCTGTTTCAGTGGAAGTTCAATGGTTATTATCTGTTCCCAGTCCTTTTTACTGTCTACTCTCTTCATACTTCATCATCCTCCGGGAATCTAAACACAATGTTTGTCGGTTCGAATTTCATTTCAGAATTATCCATACTGGTTTTAATGATTCCAAAACCTTTTGTCGATGCCATATAAATCAGCTTTTTTATATCATCTTCTGAAAATTCGATGTTCTGCGAAAAGAATGCTCCAGTATATGTGTTATGCAACATTTTCATGACTTTCTTAGCTTTTTCTTCCGTAGAGTACATTCCCATAACAATTCTCTTGGAATCGTAATTCACGGAGTAAGCAACAATCAGTCCATCTGCACGAGCAATAGCACTGCTCTCATATGGCACATCAATATCTCCTGTCTGACTAATTAATCTCACTTCATTCTCCTTTCAATATACAAATCCAGACTATGGAATTACCTTTAAATCTTCATTTGCCATCAATCATCATTTCCTGATTCAAAGATTGAAGAAGAAAAGATGCAAACTGGGCGAACACCACTTTCGAAGTTGCAATTGAAGCCGTTGAAATCGCCCGAAGGGGAAACAATGGCAATTGTTGTACTGTAATCATTTGCTGGTGTACTCCATGGAGTAAGCAGCCACCACCATTTATCCATATTTGGAAGGATTTTTCTGTATTTTCGGTATTCATCCACCGTCAAAATCGAAATCTTATCTTTACAATGTGCATATTCTGTCTGACCGTCCATAGAAAGTAAATCTCGATCAAACTCAATAACTGCATCTTCTCCAAGCTCGTCCGTAATTTTTTTAAGAAAACGAGTGTTTAACTCATTTCTCAGTTTACTTGAAATCCAGTTATTTGAAGCTGAATCAAATGTTCTTTTTCCATCAAATCCATTCAAAATGGCAAAATATCCTTTTTCTGTCTTATCCAGAATCAGCCATTCCATACCAGCAAGTTCAATAGCTTTTCCGATTTCCGGCTTTCCGATGTGCTTTTTCTTGAATTCTGCGAACTCTTTACTTAATCTGGATAATTCATCATCAAAATATTTCAGATTTTTCTTCATAATCATTCCTCCACCTTAGATACAAAGATATTAGATTTTAAGATACAAACTGGGCGAACACCATTAACGCCGTCGCAATCGTAGTCGCTGAAATCGCCCGAAGGGGAAACAATGGTAATACTTTTTTTCCATCCACGTTCTTCCGTTGACCATGGCGATAATGTCCAATACCAGTCGTTCAGATCATTGTTCGGTGTAATATCTGTGTATTCTCGTGCTTCATCAAATGTAATTGGACGGATTTTACAATCAACAGTCCCCAATTTCTGTCCATCCGCAGTGATAATATCTGCTGTGTGTGTTTCGACATTTTCTGCCCCGAATTCTTCTTCGAAGTCTTTCAGAATTTCAGTGTCACACAGTTTCTTTACGTTTGATGTTTTGTAATCTGAGGTATCACCAAACTCTACATTTTCTTTCACCAGATCAAGCGAAATAATTTTTGTTGTATCTCCATACTGTTCCAGAACCTTGTATTTACGCTTTCCAGTGGTCTGAAATACTTCTCCTCGTTTCAGCGTTGACAACTCAACCTTTCCGGTTTCTTCCTGCTTTTCCAGAAGTTCAACCAGTTCCTTTGCTTTCTGTAAAATTTCTTTATTGTTCATTCCCGTTGCCTCCAAAAAATATTTCTCGCATATCTACTGCTGCGTACTTCTTATGCATAAGTTTCTTGTTTTTGATTGCCCCGTTCGGATTGTTGCAGACAAAATCTCTGCATATCTCAGGTCTCACTGGATAAATGAGACATTTTTCTTTTTCTTTGGAATCATCCAGGAACGGGCAAGTAAGGTCAAAAGCTACAACCGAAGGATAATTATGTTTCTGCTCAGTGATATGATGCTTCTTTACGTAACGTTTGATTTCTTTAATTTCTTTACTGGATATTGGCAAGTAGTTGCTACAACATTGTCCGCAACCACTGCATTTACCGTCCTTTGTGAAGTCAAATACTCCACATTTCATATCTTTCATAACTTCTTCTAACGTCCCGATCATGCTATCACCTCGTAAGTTGAACAAGAATGTTCATAACAAGTGATACTGCCGAGGCTATGAACAATGGTCGGGTCTTATCCTTTGCGACCGCATAAATTATTGCGCCTAACAATGGTAAGAATGAGATATAAAGCAATGACTCAAACACTGAATGAATTATTGACATATCTTATTCCTTCTGTTTCATAAAATCTGGAATCTCTGGTTCTTTACCTGCTGCCGGAACTGGTTCCTTCTCAGCTGGCTGTACGGCTTCTGCAACTGTTGGCTGTTTTGGCTGTTCTTCGATTGCCATTGGTTCTGGAATGAATTCCTCTTTATTGGCATTCTGTTCGATCTCTTCCTGTACTTCCCTGTATGTAGCGTCCATCGTGTTATATTCATATGCCTGTACCGGATTATCCCATTTCTTAGGAATAGACTTCATAATGTTGTTACGCATTTTACGAACAATCATAGATTCTCTCGACTGCGTTTCGTAATAAGACGGTGAAATATATGGTCTTAATTCCTCACAATCAATAATTGCTTCCAGTTCCCCAATATCAGCAACCTTTTTCATGATTTCTTTTTTCTTTGCTTCAATCTGAGTTTTCTGTGCATCTGTAGCTTTGTATCTGTCTGCACAAATACCGAATGTTTCATTCTGAAGATTGTTCTTAATATGTGCTGCAAGATTCTTCAGTACGTCTGCTCTTTCGCATGAAAGGTATTCAACGTGACCATCTTTGTACTGAATTGGATATACCACGCGAACAACTTTTCCAATTCCAGATTCTTCCCATTCCGGCGGTGTGATTTCTACACCTCTGTGTCTTGGTGGGATATACTTGTCACCCTCTCTTACTTTCCAATATGGAAATACTTTAGCCACATTGACACCATATCTACTTACAAGAGCATCGTTTCCGTCGCCCTCAATCGCAAATTCGATTTTCTTCTCCCACTGAGGTTTCTGCCCTTTTGCCGCTATGTTTACGTTTCTGATCTGGAAATAACATTCTCTCGGCTGTGCATTTGCGTTCAGCTTTAATGCTGCGACTTTACTCAGGATAAATTTAAGATTAGAACCGTTGATTGCTTCAAAACTCACACCGCTTTCATGTACCATCTGGAAAATAGATCCCATTGCTGCTACTACACAATCTTTTGAATATGAATCAAATTCCATTCCTCTTGAAGTCAAATCTCTTTCCATTAAATCGACATACCGATTTGTGTAGTAGGAAAGCTGTGTGTTAAAATTTGCTACCTGTGTGTTTTCTGCCATTTTAATTCTCCTTTTCTTTTATTAATTAACTCATTTTTTGTTTGCATTTCTGTTCAGTTCTGCACTTCGCCAAAGCAAATCATAACCGAGCTACGCTCTGCCTATCCTTTGCTCATCTTCTCTACTCAGCACCATTGCTATACTTTACTTTTCTATTCCGTGCTTCGCCTATACGTATCTTTGCCCTGCCCTACTTCGCCAATGCGTTACATTTCTTTACAACACATTGCTCTGCTGCGCTTTTCCGCTACCTCACTATGCGAAACCTATCTTTACTTTGCCAAAACGTATCAACTCTTTTCAATTCCATAACTTTGCCCTTCTGCACCTCTCAGTACCACTCCGTTGCATCACCTTGCTCCGCTACGCTACGCTTCGCCGTAGCAAATCATTACCCAGCAATTCTGCACCTTCGCTTTACCTATCACAACTACAATCAGCCATGCCGTAGCTTATTCTGTGATTTCAGTCCATTTGAAACGGCCTTTGCCTGAGTTTCGCCACTGACCAATGCCGTTAAGCTCTCCATAATCAAGCCAGTCAATTACATATTTCATGAGTGAATCATCAAGTACTCTGATTGTAAATTCTACTGTCGAACCTGCCGGCACAGTTTCGCTGTCTGCCAAAGAGATTCTTTCGCCCTGTGCTGTCTGCGCTCTCAGTGGTCTCTGACAATCGGAAAGTTCTGTACCTTCTGGAAGGATAAATGGAATCTTTCGTTCGTTTACGAATACCAGTAAGTCAATTTTCTTCTTGTAAGCTGCAAGTTTCTTTGCACCACCGATATAAGAATCTGCCTGTGCGGCTGACTTGAAGAATCCTCTGATCTGGTAATCCCATAAGAACGGATTGCCATTTTCGTCTTTCGGGAATACTGTTCGACCTTTTTCAATAACTTCTTCAACTCCTAAAGCTTCAACTTCCTGTTCTCTGGAAGGTGCATCTGGTGCTTTAGATGCTATAAACTTCTCGTGAATGTCTTTTTCTGCATTTGCAGTTCCCAGAACTTCCTCTAAAAATGTTAATCTAACTCTCATTTCTTTCATCTCAATTTTCTCCTTTTTATGAATTATTGCTTTGCATCAGATTACATGACTTCTCGCCACTCCACTTTGCCTATGCCCTACGTTGATGTTCTACGCATTTCCATCACATCGCTTTTCATATTTTTTTCAATACTCTGCTTTACCTTGCTTTTCAATTCCTTTGCTCTACCGGGCCTCTCACTACATTGCATTTCCCCTGCGTTTCGCTACCACTCGCATCGCTACCCCTCCATTGCTGTTCTTGTCTCTTCCAAACAGTACCGTTACTTCTCTGTGCTGATTGCTTTTACTCAATCACAATAGCTTCTGCTGCAAAACGGGCATCCTGTAATCAGATAATGTCCGGCACTTTCCACCGAAATACCATGTATTTCCTTGCCGTATCTGGTTCTTCCATTTTCGGAATAGATATTCTGATGGCAGTCCCAACAGATGCCATTATCCGGTGCAAAACACGGATATTCGTTCTTGTCGCAAAACTGTTCCTGTGCCTTGATAGCTTCTGGAATATTGTATGTAGTCGTTGTCATATTAAATTCCCTCCACTTTTAATTCATCGTCGGAAACTTTAAGTAGAATCATCTGTCTGCCTGTATCTGGTATTCTGTCAGCATTCACACTTTCAACATCATCAACCCAAATTGGCAAGTTTAAGCCGTTCAATTCCTGCAAACCAGTCACGAGGTCAATGTTGCAAAGAATCTGATCAGAGTGATTCAATCCATCAAAATATCCGATTCCGTCACAAATCATCTTGCAAACTTCCACCGGCTCACCGTCCTGCGTATAGTCCAAAAACTGAAACTGAAAATGCTTGAAAAGTGGATTGATAGCTTCTGCCAGTGCCTGATTTTTTTTGATGGAAAATTCTTTCAACATGTCAAGTTTCTGCTGAATATCGGAATCTTCCTGACCTAACTCTTTCTGTTCTGTGTTCAGCTGTTCAAGTGTTTCTGTCTGTTTCTGAACTGCCTGTTTTGCCATCTCAATTTTTGTTTCGATTCCTGTAAGTTCCTTTTCAGCAGACATTCTTTCTGCCTGAACTGCTGCATTTTCCTCAGAATTATTAGTCAGTCCGTCAAGCTGTTCCTGTTTCTTCTGGATTTCTGCTACAACCGCCTGATACTCTTCATTTCCAGACATATCTGGCTCTGCCGGAAGCTTCTCTAATTCCTGATTTTTCTGCGCAATCTCAGATGCCAGAGTGGAAATATTTTTCTTTGTCTGCTCAATCTGCGATTCGATGTCTTTGCGCTTTTCCTCAACTTCTTTTCTTCTGGCTACTTCGGAATTGCCTTCTTCTGTAATGTCTTTAAGTTTCTGCTGTTTGTCTGCTTTAAACTGCTCTTTTTTCGCAAACTCTGCATGGATTCTTTCCTGTTTCTTCTGTTCAAATTCAGTTTTAAGACGTTCAACCTGTTCCTCCGGAAGTGCCTGTCCGCAGGTCGGGCAAATAGCTGATTCAGGATCAAATTTTTCATTCTGTATGGCATTTAAAGCTGTTTCATCAAATGTGGACGCATACGTCTGTTTATATTTCTCCTGCAAAACCGTAATTCTCTGCTGAATTCGTTCTGGTTTCTCAGCGGTCGCAAGGAAATTTCCCAGAATTCGGAGATTTTCTTCTTCATGTTTCTGCTTGAATCGCCTGTCATTTAATAAGGAAACGATTTTTCTCTTTTCTTCCTGTAATGCTTCTGCTGCATTTGAAATGATCGCATCTCTGGATTTCTTGAGACCTGTAATCTCGTAGCAGAGCTCGTCATATGTTTTATTGGTTTCATTTAGCAGCTTTTCTTTTTCAAGAAGACCATTCAGTTTATCCAGCACGGCATTCTTCTTTTCTTCAAGAATGGTAAAATCTGGTGTTCCCTGTTTCTTTACGGTATCAATTTCAACCTTTTTGGCATCAATTTTCTTCTGGAAGTCTTTTTTGTCTCTATTGAGTTTTTTCACAACTTCCTCGACAGAATGATTCTTGATGATTTCCGAAACTTCTGGATTGTCCTGTAATACTTTATCCGCATTGAACCCTGCCATCTTTTCAAGCATTACTCTGGCACTTGCTGTTGATTTTCGAAGTTCATTAAGGAATACTCTGGCATTACTACACATCATAATGGTTTCTGAGTCTGATATTCCTTTTAAAAATTCCTTATACTTCGTCTGGTTGTAATCAAACCCATCAACCTGATATTTTGTGGTACTGGAAGATTTACCTTTCTTCGTTTCCTTACGGATCACGGTTTCCTCTCCATCAATCAGAAGTGTGAGTTCTCTTGATACGACACCCTCAACTTCTTCTCCGTCTTCTTTTCTTCTGACATTATTCGGAGATGTACCGTCTGCAAGCTTTCCGGTCAGTGTATCAAAATATGCGTCCATCAACGTTGTTTTACCCTGACGGTTCCTACCGGACACCATCGTTCGTGGTGCAAACTGATACTCCGCAGACTCAAACTTCTTGTAGTTTTCAATGTTAAGCTGTTTCAATTCTACTGTTTTCATACTGTTTTATCCTCCACCCAATAAGCCGACACTTCATAGGCTGTTTTCTTCTCGACCTGATTTCCGACTTTTTTGTTGTACTCTCTGCTCTGGATTCTTCCCTGTAAAATAATATGTGTGCCAGTTCCGCAGGTTCCCATGTATCTTGCATTTCTGCCCCAGCAGATGCATGGTATGTAATCAGATATGCCGTATGATCTATTTACCGCCAGAAGTACATCTGCAATCTCTCTTCCATTAGGCGTTGTTCTGTATACTGGTTTCTTGCGAGTAAAACCATCCAGAAGAATCTGATTAACTGGAAGTGCGTCTTTGTCCATGAATTTTGTTTCTCTTGCGAACACAAAAAGAAGCAATCTACTGTGATTTTCTTCATGCTTATTGAACGATCTGAACTGCCCTTGAATTTCCATCATTTCTCCTGTATAGTTCTGTTTCACATCAATGAGTCTCTCAGAAACTACAACCGGAAGAACATCTTTCGTTCCACTAAATCGTTCTACGCTAAGTTCGAATCGGTAAAATTTTTCACCATATACTTCATGGCTAACTTCAAATTCTGTTTTAATTTCTCCAACCAGTGTTACCTGATTGTTTTCCAAAAGCTTATTCAATTCCGTTTACCCACCTTTCTATCTGCATTAAAATAGGAAGGGATACCATTGAAGATGCCATTGCACTTATGCAGAGCAACTCAAGTACATCCATTTTCGTCATCCACCAGAGCAATAATGCAATCGTGGAAAATGTTCCCACCTGTGCCATCACTCCGATAAAATACATTCTTTTCCTCATATCCCTCACTTCTTTCTTTTAGTTGCTGCTGCTGCAAGTAAAGCTACTGATAGTGCTACAACTGCGACTTCCAGACGTTTTGTTTTTGCCACCTGATCTGCGATGATTTCGCTTGCAAGACTCTGGTTTTTAGTTACGTTTTCGGTGTGTTTTGTGATTTTAGACATAAAAAATGCCCTCCTGGTATAAATTTTCTTTTCAAATACAGGAAGGTGTGCTATACTTATCCTGTATTTAACTTACCCTAATTAAGTTAGATACGTGCTCCGGTAGGTGTTGCGTCACCTCCGGGGCGTTTCACTCTTCTTTCTTATCGGAATCCCCTTCGAAATATTTAATCCCCATGATCGCAGCTACATACTTTTTATCAATGAATGTGCTATCATTAGCATTTAAAACCGCTTCCAAAGCTGTAAGCCTGCCGGCTAGTAAAGCAAATTCTTCTTCGAGAGTTTCTGCTTCGTAAGTGTTTTTATTCATCCTTTGCCCCTCCCCAGATTGACGACAATGCTAATCCCATAAGTTTTCCAAGTACTTCCGCTCGCATATTGGAAAGTTCCTTGTCAAGCTTATCTTCCGTCCAGAACCCAACGTCTACAGCCTTTCTGATAAGTTTATCTCCTGTTTCCTTTGGAATATCTTCTTCCTCAAAAGTCTCTCTCAACAATTTAATAATCATTGACAAATCAGTCATTAAAACTGTTGTACTTCCCTTTACCTCAACTGCTCCATCTTTACTTTTAATCATTCTCTTTTCCTCCTTCAAAAATCTTTCTCCCCGATATTAATTCCGCAAACGTTCTAAGCGTTTCTGTCCTTAATCTGTCAAGTTCTTCTTGTATTTTTTCGTCTGTCCACAACCCCATCTGAGCTGATTCAGAAACAAGTTCATCGGCTTTTTCCTTGGAATATCCTTCTTTCACAAGGAAAACTCTTAGTCCCCTGCATATCGCGGTTAATTCAGAAAGCAACTTATTTGCATCTTCTTCTAATTCAACTTTCCCGCCTTCACATTTGATCATTCTATTTTCCCTCCATTTCTCTTTTCAGTGTTTCGTACAGTTCCTTGTGAATCGGAGAATCTTCTGGAATCTCGCGAATTATTTCAATAATTTTGTCTTTTTTCTCCTGTAATGTCATATTCATAAACTCATTTATTTCTTCTTTTTTCATACTGACTTCCTTTCTGTGGTATAATCTCCCTCGAAGGGAGGTGTGTATTATGGATAAAGAACAAATAGTTCATGATTTAGCAATTACTTATGCAAAGTCTAAATTAAATGAATACGTTCTTGACAGAAGAGAAGCTCCATTGGCTGGAAATACTTCTATGTCAAATGACGAAATTCAATATTTAAAACGTGCATATGATTTTGCTATTCAGAATCTTTCGGATTAAACGCTCGTTTCCCGTATAAAGCGTTTTGAATTCCATCGGTAACGCATTCGGCAATTGTCTTCCTGTCAATATTTGCCGTGTGCGTTACTTTTTTCGTTCTCGTAGGTGCAACTTCTTCTCGAATGGCTTTAAGTTCTTCCAAAATCTGCTTGAGTAATGCATTTGTTTCTTCCAACATATCATTTCCTTTCTGTGGTATAAGATTGACTCATCTTCTTATCTTTCCGAACTTCCGTTCATAAATATCATCACCAGAATCATCACTTTCGTTATCACGCATCATTTCAGATGGCAATAAGCCTAAAACTTTCATAAGAACAAGCATGTTAAAAACAGGAATATCTTTCCTATCGTTTGCCCACAGCAGATTCAAATTACACATATCTTGGAATTGTTCATCAGATAATTTAATACCCACATATTCAAATCCTTTCTGTGAAGTATCTACTTTGTATGGTTTTACCTTCTTTCTTTTTCTGAATCTGAATATTAAATTTTTCATGCAAAATCCTTTCTATTGAGTTTTCTTTCTTCTTCCCTACATTGTCATCTGGGCATTGCAGTCGCGAATCATCATTTTAGTATTGGTACAAGGTGTCCATCCTTTGATGTATTCGACTGCTTCCTGGTATCTCAGCTTGGGAATGTTATTTCTGGCATTTACATCGAAGTAAGTCTTTACATCCCTGTTACACTCTGCAAATACCTTTTTTCCAATTTCATCATAGGCATTGGATTTCTTTCCACCCAGAACCTCGATCACCACCTTGGAAACTAGATCACTGATGTACTTCTGCTGACCGTAATCAATAGTCATGGTATTCTCAAGTTTCTCAATTCGTTCTTCGTGATTCTGATTGCCAAGAGCCAGGAGCTGAATCTGTTCTGCCACTGTCATTGGTTTCTGATAAGAACCTGTCTTACGGATTGCTGGAAGAACCTCGCTTGTTACCCAATGTTTAAATCTCTTAGCTGAATCGAGCTTACTTCCGAATATTAATGCATATAATCCGGATTCGTTGATTACCGTCACTTCACGTCTCTGACCTGCGTACTCAATTTGGGTACCCAGCTTATCTTCTTCACTCACATGTTTGGGAACTGCATTCTTAGGATTTGCATATCCTAATGATTTCGCTACGTCAATTCCAACGAACCAAGGTTCATTGTCAATAGTCACTGTTCGAATTTCTCCGAACTCTTCCGAATTAAAAATCTGTAATTCGTTCATACTGTCTCCTTTCTTAATCACTTTTTGCTGCCACAGGTTCTTTTTTACTGGATTCGCTTTCCTCTATATCAAGGATTGCTTTTCCATACCAGAGCATTTGATCTTGTTTTTTCTCCGGTAAATTATTGAAGCGTTCTATCATACTTTTAAAGGCTTCACGTCTATCATCCGTCACTTGATTCACTCCTTTCTGTATCACTTGTGTGATTGTATATTACCACTACAGTTGTATTTTGTCAACAGTTTTTACAACTTTTTCTTGCTTTTTTACAACTAGTGTGATATTATATAATCAGAAAGGAGGATAATATGGATTCAGCAGAATTAATAGGAAAAAGAGTTTCTGTTTTAAGAAAGACATTAAAACTCACTCAAACAGAATTTGCAAAAGCATTGTCCATAGGGCAGCAGGCGTTATCAATGATTGAAAACGGGCAAAGAGATTTATCTGAAAAGAATATCAAATTGATATGCTTTTCTTACAAAGTTTCTTACGACTGGCTCGTAAATGGAATCGGAGATATGTTCCAAAGCGACGATAGTGATGCGCAGGCTATCGTTGATTCGGTAATGACCGGCGACAACGACTTTGCAAAGAAAATCCTTGTGAAGTTTGCCAAGCTCAGCGATGAACATTGGAAGCAACTCGAAGAAATCCTTAACGAACTGGAAAATAATTAAAAAAAAGAAAGACCGGGGAATAAAAAATCTCTGGTCTTTTCTTATATTCTGCTTTGTTGTTTTGATTTATAGTGATATAATAAAGTCAACTAATACCAAGGAGGAAATGTCTATGAAGAAAAAGCTATTAATTGCATTTTGTACTTTTGCAATTTTAGGAGTTTCTACTCCAACTTATGCAGGCGGCGTGACTGGCGTTGAAGTTCAAAAGGATGACTCTGAAAAGTACGGTGTAATCAGTGATTTTGATTATGATATAGAGGGAAACTCTGTGAAATTGCACGGTTATGATGGCAAGTGCAAAATTTTGGAAATTCTTCCATCATACAATATTGACGGAACAGACTACGCAACAGATTTATCAGATTTCCAGATTGGAATTGGAAGTTCTCATGTTGAATCAGTTATTTTTCAAGAAGGAATTACTGAAATATATGATGCTGTTTTTAATTCCTGTGATGTTCAAAAAGTATTTTTTCCTAAAAGTATGATAAACGTAACAGATAAAACCTTATCTTACTTAAATCCTAAAGAAGATGGCGATCTCATCCAGATTTACTATGCAGGCACACAAGACGACTGGGGAAACATTTTTACAGAATATAAAAGAACAAAAGTTGAAGATGCTGAATTCGGAGAGGAATTAGGAACATCTATTGCGGACAAAATAAATTCAATGTTAGGCAGCGATTATGACAGTTCCGAATTCGAATATTATTTCTCCGCATCGCCAGATGATTTAAAAACAGAATAATTATTATGCCGCATCTGCTTTAACTGTAGATGCGGCATTTTAGGCTACTTTTCTCTTAAATATAAGTATACCAGCAACTTGTATACTCTTTTTAAAGTACTTTCTAATTTTACCTTATCTAATAATTCAATAATCTCTTTCTTATAATCCATAAATAACCCTCCCTGTTTGAAAACTACCGCCTACATTAAAGTATATGTCCGGACAGTGGGAAATATGTCTCGAACTTATGTTTACATTATACTTTATGATATGTCCAATAAAGTGGAGTAAAACGGGATGCATTCAAATTCCCCCTCGCCAGTTGCCAGCGATAAACTGGAATATTTGTGATTTCAAATATAACCTTTACTTTCGCAAATATAAATTTCGTTTTTACCGGATTTTCTGTGATTTCTACAATATCGTTCGTTCTTAGAACCTCTTTTATGCTCTGGTTTAAGGTTGAATGCTTGCACATATCCTCTGCCAAGCGGATGGAGCTTTTACGCAAATAATCTTGATTGCACATCGGCAAGTGAATGATGTAGCTTGCAAAGAAGATTACTCCTACTGCGATCAGCAATCTCTCAATCTTCCTCATAATATATACCTCTTTAGTCTATAATTTATGTACTTAGTTATACCACTTTTTGTGCAAATTAATCGGGCAAAACGATAAAACTACATTTTTGATGGATAAAAATATGAAAAATATTTCGGTTTTGACTATGCTATTGTTGAATCTTGCGGTATAATATATGCAAATTTTACCAAGGAGGAAATATTTTTATGAGAAAGAAAGTAAAGCTTCTAGCCAGTATCGGGCTGTCAAGTATTTTACTTGCATCCATGCCATCCAGTGTTTTTGCAGAAGATTTTGTGCTATATGAAGAGAACGGCATTCATGTTGAAACAAAAGGATTAACCGATTCCCCGTCCACAGGTACTATAGGACTGTACATTGAAAACAATTCTAATTTGAATTTAGGCATAGCTCCTTATGCTTATGCCATAAATGGCATCATGGCAGGGGGGGGAGATCAGTATGGCATAAATTCCTCTGATGTAGCACCTGGAAAGAAAGCAAATTCTACTTTGGAACTGATAGATACATGGGAAAACAAGGATTTCTTTAAAGACTACCAAATGAACGAAGTAGATAGCTTTGATATTCTACTGTGGGCTTATGACAATGCAAAGAGTTTCAAGGCTTTTGACAGCGGTCAGATTCACGCTGACGTAGCCGGAACTACCGTAGTTTCTTCTCCTGTATTTGACAGTGCACAGAATTTGTACAATCAGAATGGTATTAGTGTCGATTTCATATCCTCGGCAGGTAACAGTTTTACATTTTGTATCACAAACACTACTGGGCAATATTTCGCATACGACGTAACTTCTGAGACTTATAATGATTTCACAATGTCAGATAGTTATGAAGTATACAATGAGTATTTGTTAGATGGCTGCAAAACTCTTATAACTCTGACTCCTACAGATGAATTTCTTGCGGCGAACGGAATTTCTGATGTGTCAAACGTAGATTTTGCATTAACGATTCGCCCATTAGCAGAATTCGCTAACGAATATACTACAGACTTGATTTCATATCAGAAATAATTCATTGCACAAATATCGTAAAGCAAAGAGCCGAGGATTTTACTCCCCGGCTCTTTTTTATGGCAAAGCCTGCATTCACGATCACGTTTCCTCCCCAGATCAGTCTGGCAGGCTGTACCAACGTATTAAGATGTCGATTTTTTTCAAACTTCCGCTGAACTATTTACACATTTCCGTTTCAGTGCTACTATATTACCATAATTAATTACTTAGATGAGGATAATCTGATGAAAGTTGAAGTGCAAGCGATAAACGGAAGGTGATTACTATGAAAATCGCTATTTGTGACGATTGTGAACTACAGGTTGAGTATTTCAAACATCGAATTGAACCATTTTTAAAGCAAAATGGTGACCGGAACTATACGATAGACGGTTATTTCAGCGGGGAGCCCTTGATAGATGATGTCAAGGACGGAAAATGGTTTGATATGATTGTTTTGGATGTGGTACTTAAAAACGAAAATGGCGTGGATATTGCCAAAGAACTCCGAGAGTGTGGATATAAGGGCAAAATTGCTTTCTGGACAGCTCACAAGGATTTTGTTTTTGATGCGTTGGATGTTGAATTTACGCATTATATCATCAAGGGAAATGAACACGGAAGAATGTTTTCTATGATTGACAATACCTTGAGTGATATGAAACACAAGATGCTCACAATCAGACACAGAGATTGCATTATAAGGATTCCATTGAACAAAATCGAGTACCTCGAAGCACGGGATAAGCAAGTTTTTGTTCATTGCACGAACGGGATTATGCACAGTATGTATGCAACTTTAAAGTCGGTTGAGCCTTACCTTGATAAACGGTTTTTGCGTTGCCATAAGTCATTTGTTGTAAACATGGATTATGTGCAAAAGCTGGATTCTGATTTTACGATGTTTTCTGGTGATAAAGTACTGATTCGTAAGAACGGATATGCGGATATTAAAAATCAATATTGGGAATATATTATTAAATAAAATAAAAGAGATGATCTGTCAAGGAATAGAAACAGATCATCTCTTTTTTGAGTTCATATCCAAACTCTGGGGAGGAGTTGAATTATGGTATATTTATTATATTACATTTATCACACTTTGCAAATATATTTCGTGGAAACAAATCCGAAATACTTTCCGGCAATGCGGATGTAGTACCAGTCGGTTTTGTCTTTTGTTCCTATCAGCGACAAAAAGGTGGCAATGCCATTAGCCAATTATTAGATGGCAATCAAATCTTTCCAGGTGTTCTTTCCGCATTCCCCGTCAACGCTCAGAACCCCGTTTCTGGATTTCTGATACTGTTTTAATGCATAAATGGTATTTGCATCTGCTTTTCTGGATAAGCTCAGTGCTTTCCCGTTTTTTCCTTTAAATCCTCTTGCGATCAAAATCTCTTGAAGCAACAGGACAGAAGTTCCTTCGCTTCCAAGTTTTACTAATTTTGGCTCAAACATATAACCGGCTCCTTTCGATGTGGTCGTTGATGGTTTTGTGCTAGTTGATGGTTTTGCGGTAGGCTTACTTCCAGTAGTATTGGTAAGTCCACTAAAATCAATTCCTTTTCCAGTAAATCTAAGACGATGCGTCCATCCGTGACTGTACAGGTACCAGGGCTGTGTACGGATCTCATTTCCAGAATTATCTTTCGTATCTTTTGTGCCCTCCGAACTTCTGGCATGAACAATGTCGTTCTTACCAATCGCCATTGCTACATGACTATTGGATCCATTCGGATTATTGTCCGCCAGTTCCAGGTCGCCTTTTATCATCTGTTTGTGTGCGGTCTGATTCCTAGCGACAACCTCAAATCCGGCATTCAGCATCTTGAGCATATTGCCAGTATAAGAGCAATTCTCTTTGAGATAACGCGCCTGTTTGGTAAGCCCATTTTTGAGGAACGCATAGTAATAAGCAGTAAGTGCCAATGAGCTACAGTCAAAAGATTTCGGAATGTTAATTTCGTATAAACTCCTAATTCTCTGACTGTATCCATGACTGTTATCATTGGCAATATTTACCGCAAAGCTTACTGCATCGTTTTTCACATTCTGGATAATCTGTTCTTTTGTCTTTGCCATTGTTCCACTCTCCTTTGCTTCTGTATAATCTTTATAAAATATATTTCTATCAACTTTGGTATTAATTCCTGGAATCGTTGCTTTTGAGCTGTACTGCCAGCCAACACCCCAACTTGGACGTAATCTCTCAACTACTGTCCCGTTATCATTTGCCGGATATCTGGCAATCCAGAAATCATGCTTTTTGAGGTGACTGCAAATCACATTCATGTACCAGTCAAGATTGCAATAGATTGCAAATTTATAACCAGCAGCAACAATAATCTCTCTGAATGCTTCTGCCAGATTATGAATGCTCTCTGCTCCAAGTGTTCTCTGTTTATGGTACTCCAAATCCAGGAATACTGGAAACTGAATTTTTCTTCCGTTCAATACGGAAACAACCTTTCTGGCTTCGCTCTGGACTTCAGATACTGTCGAAGCATAGGAATACTTGTATACTCCTACTGGAATTTTGTGTTTGTTGCAACCGGCAAAGTTGTTCTCGAACTGACCATCAATAACATTTCCAGTTTCTGTAATTCTCAAGATTGCAAAATCCATTCCGTAATTTGCAACCTTGTTCCAATCAATCTTCCCTTGCCACGATGATACGTCAATTCCTTTTAACTCCATAGTTAGCTCCTTTCACATGCATTTTCTAAAAGTTGGATGGTATCCCAAATTTCTTCAATTGGCTTACCATGTCCATTAATGTGCAAAAGTAAATCAAAAATTACAGACCATAGTTTCCGTATGATTTCCTCGTTACTCATATTGTGCCAATAAGGATTCGATCTCATTGATTCTGTCTCTGACTTTCTGCCTCTCAGAATTAAGCTTGTCCATATCATATGGAATCTCTCGTCCTGTGAGCTGATATTCAAGAGCCTTGATTACCTTCCAGTCTCCGATCTTTGACGTGTTCGCTTGTAATTCCGACCTCAATACCCTGAGTTCCGCTTCAAGATTTTCTTTTTCTACGTTCTGCTCAAAATTTTGCTCCATTATGCTACCGCCTTTCTAAATAGTTTTTCAAAAAGTTTATCCATGCTGTGAATAGATTTCTTGCAATCATATTTCAACTGACAATTTCTCCAAGATTTGTAGGTAAATATGATTTCGCCAAGAGTTATTTCTTTATTATCAAGTTTCCTTTTAAAAATCTTTAGTTTTCTCCGTTCCCTCACAAAGTTGCTTTTGCATGGCTTATGCACGATTCTTCCCGAATCCGTAATAAAAATATATTGCTTAAGGAAAATAAAACCTTTATCAATTCGGCAGATATGTGTCTTTTTCTTGTTCAGTTTCATTCCTAGCTCTTCTATGATTTCTTCCGCTCCATTTAAAAGACTTTTTAAGTATTCCTTATCGTTGCTGATTGTATAGAAGTCGTCCATATGTCTTGCATATTTTCCGCATCCCATCACGGATGTAAAATAAATATCCAATGGTGTAGGATAGTAAATTCCGCAAATCTGCGATATCTGAGAGCCGATTCCAAGTCCTTTACCATCGTCGCTAAATGAATGGACAATCATTTCAAGCAAATTTATCATCTTTTCATCTTTGATGTGTCTATTCAGTGATCCAATCAGCTTATCATGTGGAATATTTTCGAAGAACTTGCTAAAATCTCCAACAAGGATATATCCTTTATTCCCATGCTCTCTGTAGTAATCCCTCAAATGCTTATCAAGTCTTTTCCTGGTAAACTCAACGCCTTTCCCTTTTACAGAAGCACCATTATCATAGATAAGCTTTGAATATAGTACAGGTTCTAAAACATAATCACAGACTGCTCTTTGAAGTACTCTGTCTCTGATTGATGGTGATTTGATATGTCTTGTTTTTCCTCTCTCATTAACATCAAATTCTACGAATCTATCTGGCGTATACGTTCCTTCTATCAAACTTCTTCTCAATTTGATGAGATTCGGTAACAAGTTTGCTTCGTATCTCTGGATAGATGCTTTCCAATCAACTCCCATCTTGCATTTCTGGAATGACTGGTACAGGATATTCATATCTGTTATTTTTTCGTATAAATTTTGTTGCATATTATCAAATAGTACACGTTTACAGCCGTCAGACGTATCCGTTGGCATCATGCACATTATTTACCCTTTCGGGACGGATAAGGTTTCCTTCGTAAGATATACACGGCATCAGCCTTTTTGTATATCATTCAAATCGTGGACGCACATAGTTGTTGGCATTCGACGCGTTGTTGTAGTTCGCATTGCCATTGTTGTTGCAATTACAGAAATTCGACGCCGAGGCTATCAAACCTTACCCGATGTAAATATTTACTTTCCTTTCTCTATATTTTTGCGGTCTCTGCTATCTCTTTGTCTCCATCCTTTCAACAGATCAACTTCTCTTTCTACTGCCTCAAGAAGTGGGATTAACCTGTTCAAATCAATCGCAAAGCAAGATGCTATATATTGTAATTCCTGGTACAAGCTATAACAGATACCAATTGCATTATTTTGATATTTTCTCCTTACAGCATATTCCTCATGCAAGAACTCTTTTGAAGGATATATGGAATTCGCAAGTGTGATGTTGTCTATAAGGTCTTTCATGTAATCCATCATTACTTTTCTTTCTTGCTCTACAAACCAATTCGGAAATTCTGCTTGAAACTCATGGTTTGGAGTCTTGCCATATTTCGAAAATATCTCATCTATCATCTGCTGGTCTTCTTTTGAAATATCCTTAATGACTTGATTCACGGATTTCGGATTTCTTTTTACTCCGAAATCACGCATCATCCACTTCGAAATCTCAGTCCGCATATAAATCGCATTCTTGTAGAATTCCATTGTGGATAGACTTCTTAAGTGTTTTAAAACTGAAATTTTATTTTTCTCCTTTCTTCCATCCGCACCCACAAGGGGTGCAGATTCCAGATTCCGCTACGCTGCGATTACGAAGCGTGGACGCACATAGCCGTGGGCATTCGACGCGTGGCTGTTGAGCGCATTGCCATAGTCGCTGCAAAAACAGAAATTCGACGCCGAGACCACATCTTTTAGCCAGAACCACGCACTGCGATTATTCACTGCCTGTTTAGAGTGTCTAAACAATTCAAGCTGATGATTCGCATTCCCTGTATCATAAGCAGATGAACTCCATACGATTGAGCCATATAACTCAACTTCGCTCAGTAGAATTGCTTGCGCAGAAATCCATTCCCAATCATTTGAACAGCCGCCAGACGTACCAAAACGGTTGTATCCGCTGGCATTGATAGCTTTGCTTACCAGTTCTCTGGTGGTTTTTAGACGAGAACCAAATTCTGCGAAAAGCTGTTGATTGATGGTTGCTCCTGCGGAAGTAGAACCAGCTGTTGCAACATTCCCAATCACTTTCGTGTTCATTTCTGACCCTTTATATCCGCCAACAGTGGTATTTGTCGGATTCATTCGGCTTCTGCCAAAATGCTGTGTACCACCAAATCCCTGTCCCGGAACCATGACGAGATGGTGATAATCCATTGAGATATTATCTCCGTTACCCCACAGGGAATCAATTCCGGCAATCGTAACGTACTGTGAGCCTGTCAACTGTAACGTACTATCTGGATTCGGCGCTGAGATTGCGCGGCTCATTTTGATGTAGTCGCCAACGTAGATATCTTCAAAGAGAGAATATCCGCCTGTTCCATTAAGGCGCTTCCACAGTGAGCCATCGTTGTAGTACGAAGTGATGTCTTTTGGCACAAGGCGCGGGATATTGTGAGACATTCTGGATAATATCGTTTCCGCTATAGATTGCATTGTGACCTGCTTATTTGATTTTCCAGATGTATCATACGTTAAAAAGGTATCCGTGTCCGCTGGCTTTGTTTTTACTGGATATTCGTTAAATTTTGCCATATTAATTCTCCTTTTCTATATTGAGCTTTTCGTAAAGCTGATTAATAAGTTTCTCCTGTCGGTCAAGCTGTTCTTTCTGGCTTTTTATCATTGCAAACATAGCAGGTATCATGATACGTTCATTCCAGTCTTCAACAAGTCCATTGGCGTGTCTGGTGGCTTCTGGAAAATATTTTTCTACGTCTTCTGCAATGAACATTGGGATATATCTTCCTTCATTCTCATCCCATTCAACTAGATATCCCTCTTTATATTTCGCCCAAAGTGGTTCAATATTGTACCATTCTTCAATTTCTTGCTCCGAAATATCACTTCCGATATCTTTATAGCGCTTTGAAGATGAAGATTTTAGCATCAGCTGTTTGTATCCTGTACGTCCATCCCAACAAACAGTATTTGATGATGTCGTATACTCCATGTCTTCTATCTTTGGCGATTTTGCGAAAGATGCAGGATTAGTAACAGTTAAATTTTCAAATGTACCAGTGTCAGCCGATACCTCTGTGGCATATACGGTTAGACTGTTATCGTCCCAACTGATTCCCCAATTTTCGCTATTTTCGATTTCAATATCTACTTCATCGCCAAAGAACTTCTTGATATCAACAGGGAATATTCCATCGCTTGAAAACTGTACACCTGTATATTTCATGTACTCTGAATTTTCTTCGTAGCTTGTAAATACAGTATATCCAGAGCGATCAATTAATCCTTTAACAGCATTGCTGGCATCTTTAATTTTCAGATAACCGTTCCCATTCTTTTTGCCGCCCAAGGTAACTGTTCCACCAAGAAGAGCATCAAGGCTGACGTAGAGACGCCCATTGCTATAATATAATCCCTTCCAAGCCCCGTCATTAGTCAGAATGCTAACTATTTGCTCCTGCGTCAAATTGTCTATATCAATAACGACCGCCACGCTCTGCATATCCATCAATGTCGTAGTACCACCGGATGCATATAATTTACATCTAACATTCGTCACATCTCTAGGAATACCAATGGTTGAGCCATTGGAGCTTGCTACTGCTTGACCTGAACTATTTGTTAAAATAGAATACAGGTAGTGTGTTACTGTATCCTCATCGGTTGAACTAATATAAATGGTTTTCCAAGCACTTCCATCAACAGTTTCTTCAACGATAAATCTGCCTTTATAAGGTACTCTAGCAGCTGAATCACCATCACGATAATACGCTTTAAAGGTTATAAAGTTTGGACTAATCACCTTGTCAGAGCCACGTTTCAGGACGTTGCATGATGGCTCAACCATGTATGTTCTACCAGGTTCACCATCTTTTCCATCTTCGCCCTTTTTCTGCTTGGAAATCGTAAATCTCTTCGTTATAGAAAGATTAATCAGGTACGTTGCCTTAATATCCACCCATCCATTGTCTGCACTCAAGCCTGTGACAGTGTAAGTATGCGTATCTACATCCCAAGAGCCGGTTACACTGTCTGATTTTGTAATGGTATAGCTACAATCATTTGTGATATCTGACGAGCCGTACATAACTTTCGCTGTAGTTGCCACTGTTGGAAATACCGGAATGTTTCCGTCTGCGTCAGATGTGATCGTCTGCATATCGTTCGACAGCTGGAATGTCATATTCTTGGCAGATGCAATATTCTCATCCATGTTTTCCAATTTCTCGGACAATGTCATATTTCCGATAATCAAAACATCTGGGTCGATAACAACCGTTTTAGTGTCCATATCGACTTGGAAGATGATATTCTTATCAGCATCCTTAACAGTGATTGCGCCAGTATTAATCCAATCAGCATTCAGTCCGACAGCAGTCAGAATTCTCACGATAGTATCACCATCTACTGTCATACCACCATTCCATGTCTGTCCACCATCTGTAGACACTCCCCATGCCTCAGAAGTCATTTTCCAAATTGCCTGAGATTCTGCCAGAGTTGGTTTGTCGTGTAAATAAAAGATTTTGCTTCCATTTTCCTGTGGCTCAACAGTAGTATAAACTCCTGTGGCTGAATCAATTCTTTTTCCAAATTCTTCAAGAGCTTTTTCTCTCTCGGTTTTTTCCTGCTTAACCATATTTCTTGCAGTAACAAATGCCTGCGTCGCCTGGGAATATTGGGTGCTGCTATTTTTAGCAGCGCTTTTGGCATTACAAGCTATCTTCTGACCGGATCCCGGTTTCAATGTAGTTGTGGTAAGTAGCGATGTGTATATTTTCCCATTTCTATCCACAATAATCAGTGAATCTCCGGCTTCCAGAGCCACATCTGTAGGGCACTCGGATTCAAATGGTCTAAATCTCATGCCAACGCATTTTTCGGAGATTATTGAAGCGATTGTCTGGCCATCGCCAACACGAATTAATTTATTACCAGAAATTCCAAGTACATATCCCTCTGTACCAACCATGTAAGTTTGCGGATTATCAGAAGAGGATTCGCTGTATTCAGTTACTTTCACGCCTGTGATTACTACATCTGTATGATGCGGAGTAAAACCATAGGTGGTTTCTATTTCAGAAATGTTACCTTTTTCGTCAGTTGCAAAAAGCCTCAATATGCCATCATTTTCCAGAAATGTTCCGTTATTTGCCGATAAAATACCATTTGCACTGGATAATTCAAGCGAGATATTGCTATCATCTTGCGTTTTGAGAACTCCAAGATCATTAATAATGAGTTCTTCTTCATTGATGCTGCTATACCAACCGATGCACAATCTGCCATATTCATCGCATCTCATCCACTGACAGCCAATCTGTGCAACCCACTGTAGAACCTGGCGAAATGTTAAAGCTTCGTCATTTGGACGATTCTGCACGATATAATCATCTCTGTCAAATGATGTTGTTTGCAAAGTAACCCCACATACCTCGCAGGCATCTCGTACAATCTGCCCTCTGGTTGCCGGATACTTCAATTTGCTGTCTGAATAGTTCCGGTCAAACTTCCGCATATTATCTTCGCACGTAAGGTCTATGGTCACCGTTTCGTCTTCCGGCTGTTCAATAACTGTCACTGTACAAATACGTGTTTTTTCAATAACCGCATTTTTATGAACTATGATTGTATCACCGGTTGAATCCAGTATTTGTTCTCCAGCTGAATCTAACAGTTCACTTGTATCCTCATTTTCAATCTGTAATCCAACATAACATATGACTTCTGCTCCCTCAAAATCGTAATCGGAGTACTCACCGTCAAAATTATTAATGCTAAGATTCAATACATTGATGATTGCAGAACCGATGTCAAAGCTACTATCATTAGATACGGAATCTTCGAATTCCATTCCGTTTTGCCACAGATTGGCACTGGTCAGATTGAGTACAGTTCCGTCTGTAAGTGTGATATCTGCATACTTGAGGTACTGCACGTCCATTCCGTTCTTGACTTTTTCTTTCCATCTGTTAGATAATTTTCTCATGCATTACCTCTCAATCACATCAAAACTGATAGATTCTGTTCTCTGGTTTCCATGCCACCACCATTTAACAGGCGCACTCCTGTCACCAACATAAAATGTTCTGGTTTCGTATTTTCCAGACATCATATCTGGATATGTAATTTGGATGTACTCGGGATTGAACGCTTGAAGAATCTTAGCTGTAGTAGCCCAATCTTTACCTTTCCACTGCAAAGCTAATTTCCTTTTTTGCGCTACCCTGTTTTTATGCATGACAGAGTCATCAGATCTTCCTGATTTTGCCGCTGATACGTCCTGTAATCCCCATGTGTAGGAAGACGGGCAAGGCATCGAGACACCGTTTACTTTTAAAAATATTTCTGCCATATAACACCTCATAAAAGAAAAAGCACCTTCCCGAAAGAAGATGCTTAATTACACGAAAATAGCGCCTATCGCTCTGATAGACGCTTTATGATTCTTTATTCTATCACATATACAAGGTGAGATTCAGTAAGAAAAAGTTATATTAATGTTTCTTTTGGATATCAGAAATGAATTTTTCGAATTGCTCTTTGCAAAATGATTCGTAATCCGTGTTTTCCATAAGAATTGCCCGATTTTTTCATCCTACCATTTCTCCTTTAACTGATTAATTGGTGTTCCAACTACTCCGGCACTTTCCCCACTGTCGGTTGCTTTGAAATAAGCACCTTCGATTTGTGGATACATAAATTCGAACATCAAATAATTCGCAGCATCGCAAAGATACTCCGTGTTACCGGTTTCTTTATATTTTTTAATGCACATATCATGAGATTCTATGGCATTTACCAATTTCTCGCCGAAATTATCTTTTGCAGTGCCGTATTTGTAAAAACTGACTTCTACTCGATTTTGCCTCAGTTCGTCAAATCTGTCTGAATACTCTGCTGGCATTTCTTTTCCAAGTCTACTCATTTCTTTCTCACTTTCTAATTAATTACTGTATCGTTTTCCATCTAAAATCCATTTGAAGCATCTATGCGAGGAAATAATCGCCCTCTGTATTTAAAATAGATTTTAGGCTGTTTTATTCAATGAATATCTGTCCTTCATATTTTTCAAATCTGTACTTCTGTGAAATATCTGGATATTTTTCTTTATCAACCAAACTGTAAAACATTTTTTGTGGTCTGGCATATAGTTTTCTTTCTCCATACAAAGCACGGTAAATTATCAGCGGTTCGTCTGTCTCTGTATGCTTTGCTTCGCCGACAATCTTATACAGGTAATCATTGCTCCGCAAATCACTGACGGTTTCTCTCTTGAAATGTTTTACTATGTCCCCCGGTTCAAACAATGGTCTGTCTATTGGCATATTTTCATTCCTCCCGTTTCTGTTTCACGCGGTTATACAAAATGTTCTGTGTCTTCTCCGTGAAGAACAGCCAGATATGATAATCGCAGTCCATATTGTTGTTTTTCCCAATGTCAGAGCCGAAATATTCGTCCATCATGTCCAGATAATATTGCGGTTCCTCGTCCTCTTCGACTATTCCGTCTTTCACCATATCCAAGTCAGCATTTCGAATCATACTCAGAAACTGGTCAAGATCATTGGCATAAACCATCGGGTGTCGTTCTCCCCGATACTGTTTGAATTTTTCAAAGAACTGTTTGACCAATGCCATAGTCAGACAGATGTCATGGTCTTTCAAAATATCTTCTTTGTCCCCGTACAGAGAATTAAATCCATTGTACAGGATTGTCGGTAGTTCTTCGTCTTTGTAATCGACAGAGCGATTATTTTTCGCATGTGCGTACCGTTCCTGCTTCTGCTCTTTCGTTCTAGGTGGTATATTATTAATATTTATATTTATATTATTATTAGGAGCAGAAGTCTTTACTCCTTTACCAGACGATGGTAAAGTCTTTTCCTCTGTACTTGATAAAGTACAGTCTTTATCTGTATTCTCTGTATAGTGTTCTCTGTAAGTAGTCTCTGGTAATGCTTCTGTCGAATTGTCGGTGTGCATTTCGTCATTTTGTCTATTTGCACACGGACAATCTGACGTTGAAATTTCAACAGTATCTTTTAAGACTTTTTCAAGAACATCTTCGTCAATAGAATACCATTTAGTTCTGTCCCTACTATCCTTGTTATAATTGCCTGTAATAACAAGACCGGAATTTACCAAATTTTTAAATGCTCTTTCAACAGTTTTTGTTGACCACCATGGAAAATTTTCTTTTCTCCAATTTTCCATGGTATTGTAGCTCCAATACTTTCCGTCGTGATAATTTCTTTTTAACTTTTCATTAATTTCAAGCCAATAATAAATTTGTCTTAAAACAACAGCTTCATTAAGTCCTATTCTTACTGCAAGTTCGGAATTTATAACAAGATTGCTTTGAGTAGATAAAATAAGATCTGATAATTTTTTATTCATAGTAGATAACCTCCATGTCGTTAATGTGTGACTGCCTTGTAGCCACAGATCCATGATTTATAAAAACAACAGGCAGGTGCATCATGGAATTGCACTTGTCCCCCGTCGGGTTAGCCTGTTGGTTTTACCAGACAAAAAAAGAGCACACCAAAGAATCGTGAGGTTTTTCCCTCGTTTCATCTTTAGTGTGCTCTCTTCTTAACGTTTATGCATTTATCATATTACCACATCTATACCGTAAAATCAATACACAGGTGACGGATTCATACGGTAATCTGTATTGTTTTGCGCTTTTGTGACAATTCGTGCCAGTTCACGCTCGTTCATTTCCTTGTCAAATTTCTTGATGCTGTTCATAATGTATTCTGGTGAAGAACCGCCAAAGCCACCATTGTTCATCAAAGCAGTAACTACGCCACGCTCGACAGCTTCCATGATTTCATCTTTCGTAAGCCCCATGTTGCCGTCATAGCCAGACATGATGCTGTCGGCAATGGATTTCATGGCTTTACGATTTTCCAGAGGAAGAACAGCTTCCTGTCCTGCTTCGCCAACGCCAATGACAGATGCATTTTTGAACAAACCACCTTTTGCATACCAATTTACACCAGAATCCCAGTTGTAGGAATAGTGGTTTCCGCTTGTGGAAGCATTCATGTTCATCCACATATGCGGTGTACTGATATGGACAGATTTCATGCCGTTTGACAGTTCTTGCATTGCATTTTTGCCGACATTATACAACCCGGTAAACTTGCTCTTGATTGTATCTACAACACTGTTCAGGGAACTGCCAATTTTGTTGTTCATGTCCTTTGAAATGTAGGAAGAAATATCTCTTCCGATATTCTCCCATTTCTTATAAGCAATGTTGTACTGACTTTGGAAATGGCTTGTTACAGATTTGTCCATGTTTCCAAGCTCTGTACTTACGGCATTCTTCATTTCTCTAGCTTTCAATGTAGCTTCTCTGGAAGAATTTCCCCATGAGCTAGTAGTTGTGCTTTCCATGCCTTTCATGTAAGTATCGGCTTGCTTCTGAATTTCTGAGAAATCATCTGTGGCATTTTTTGCCATTTCATTTGTGGCTGTCTTTGTATCTTTAGATGCTTGTCCAACTGATGTTGAAATAGTCTGCTGTGCTCCAACAATATTCTTGTCTACTGCTGTTTTAGTAGCTACAGTTGCTTCTGGAAAATCTTCTCTTAACTTCTTATCAAGTTCGTCAAGTGGAACACCTGCGTTTTTGAGAGAAGTGTAGACCGCGTCTAATGCATCTTTTGTGTTGCTATAAGGCACTTCGCTTATTGCATTCCATGCCGTCGTATAATTACCTCCGAATTCTGTAGAAGAAAGGCTCAATGCGTACAGAGTATCTTTCAAATTATCAACGCTGATTTTTGACGTATCAAATTTACTTGCAGCTTCAGACACACCTTCTCCAAGAGCAGAAATTTGATCGGTCATGCCTTCAACGAATTCAGCCGATACACCTGCCTGTGCGCCATACTGCTCAAGAGCGGTTTTTGCCTGATCTGCGGACACTCCGTATTCTTTAAGCTTTTCAACCATATCAGAATACATTTCATCGTGAGTTTTTCCAAGTTCTTCGTCCTTTTCAATCAGCTGCCACAACGCTTCCGATTGATCGTTTGTAAGATTCGCTACATCAGTCAGCTGTGTTGCGTAATCATGGAGATAACCACCATACTGTGTAGTCATTCCATTACCACCTTGCATGGTCTCAAAAAGTCCTGCTAATTTCTTGGTAAGTAATACTGCACCACCTACTGCAAGAGCAATTCCACCACCAGTTGCCACAAGCGCACCCAAGGAAGTACCAAGAGCTGGAATAGTTGTCGCTACAGCTTCTGTGATTGCTGGACTCAGCATACCTTGTACAGCTTTAGAAAGATTTCCAAAAACAGTATCGCCTGTAAAGAATTTGGTAATGGTGTCAACGAGTGGCATTAATTTGTCACCAATAGCAAAAACAGCCATTGCCTGAACAAATGTGCCAGCAGATGTTGTTCCAAGTCCTTCCCAGATTCCGCCAAGAACGTCTCCGATAACCGTAAGCAACTGTGCAAGATGTTTTCCCCAGTCAATTTCACTAAGGAATACGCCTACATTGTGTCCAAACGCTTCCCAATCGACGCCTTCTGCGATGTCAATTAATGATGTCAAGAGATGATTGATAAAATTTTCAAGTTTCTGTCCATTCTCTTTCCAGTCAAATTCCTGCATGAATGTCACAATACCATTTGTAATATTATCAACCAGTTCATTCCATTCGAATGTTTCTGTAAACGCATCTAACGAATCAAAAGCTCCGTTTAAACCTGTTGCAAGCGCATGTGCTATTTCTCCAAAGTCTACTTTCTCAAAGATTCCATTTAATCCAGTTGCTACAGACTGACCAATTTCACTATATGGAAGGTTTTCGACAAATCCCGTAAACACATCCCATGCTTTCATAAAATTGTTTCCAAGCATGTTTCCAAAATTAGTCCAGTCAACTTCACGTACTAAACCTGTAATACCTTCTGCGAATTTCTTGCCAAGGTTTTTGAAATCCGTTCCTTCAAGTAACTGATTGGCTGTATTAACTATTGTATTAATACCAGCTCCAACGGTACGTCCCATCAAATCCCAGTTGATATTATCAACAAGGCTGTTGAAAGTCTGGGTGAACGCACTGGTGAATTTAGTGATGTAAGGGCCTACGTTATTCCAGTTAATAAAATCATAAAGCTTTTGCATTCCCCAGTTAATGCCATCAGCCATGATTTTTCCAAGACCTTTCCAGTCTTTTCTCTTAAAGGCATTTACAATGGCATCTGCCATTTCATTTGCCCTGTTGGACATCTTTTTAAAAGCTTCGTCCCATGCTTTTTGATATGCAGACAAAGCATCATCCAAAGCAGCATCAAGCGCCGGAAGATGTGATGCGCCACCGCCAGAGCCAGAAGATGGATTACTTGTACTACCAGAATCAGAATTGTCATTAAGCTGATTCAGTTGATCAAACGCAAGAACTGACAATGTTTTTTCGAGTTTTTTTGCGCTGGTATTGGCATTGTCAATTGCACCACTGGCATTATCCATATTATCTGCAATATCTCCGGTATCTACAGAAATACCACCAGTAGATGATACAAAGTTTGACAGTTTGATTCCGAGCAGTTTTGCAATGTACGCAAACATTCTTTGTAATGCGATTACGATTGCATTGATATATGGAAGTACTGTCTGCAAAATTGGAATAAATAATGAACCTATTGTTCTTCCAAGGGATGCAAAGTTAGCTTGAAGCATACGAATTTGATTTGCCGGTTGATTGATCGTGTTTGATAAATCAGCCCACGCATACTTAGAGCTGTTCAGCAAGATAATCGTTCTCAGAATCGTTTTATCTGCCTGAGATAACTTTGATATGCTGGTGTCGATTCCCAGATTGTATAATTCTTGTTGCATATTAGCATTACGGATATTGATGCCGTACTTGTCCATTGCACGGCTCATACCAGTCAAGCCAGATGCCATGTCCTGCCATACATCCTCGAAGTCCATGTTTCGTACAGAAGCAAGGTCAGCACCAATCATAGTAAGTGCATTAGACAATCTTAAGGCAGTCTCTGATGTATCGCCCATAGATGATGCCATCTGTGCAAATGTTGCCTGATACTGCATTGTCTTTTCTGGGTCAAGTCCAAGACTGGCGGTATTGGTTCTAGTCAGTTCACCAGTATCTGAAACTTCGAATCCTGTCAGTTTCTGTGAAAGCTGTTTTGCTCTTTCCTGAAATGAATTTGCATATGCTTCAGCAGATTTTATACCACTTTTTTTCCATTCGTCAGTGTCGATTCCTTCTGCCACCTGATTGAATGCAGAGTTGAAGTAGTTCAGGGTCTCTACATAGTTCATTGCGGATTCTACTGGCGATGTCAGAACATCTAATGCTCTTTTTACGAGGAAACCTTTGGCGTAAAGAACGCTCAACTTATCAGTTACTGAACTCATAGGATTTGACAATCTTCTTATTTTTTCACCAGCTTCAGAAGATGCATTTCCAATACCTGCGATTGCAGATACAGCTTTTCCGCCTAAAGAAATAGCTTTTGAAGCAAATTTTTGAAAAGCATTTGTCAGCCCATTGATTACAGTACTTGCTTTTGAACTTAACGAAGAAAGCGTGTTAAATGAATTCGAAACGCTACTTGTGGCACGCCCTACTTTGCTTCCAGACGATGCTAATACTGCAAGAGCTTCTGTCATTCTTATTGTGCTCGAACTGATATCTGGTACACTTTTCATTACGTCAAAAAACTTCAAAACCTCTTGCGCGAGAGTTGATAATTGACTTGCAGTCTTTCCAGTTTTATCTCCTGCACCAGCTAATTTTCCAAGAGAAGTAATAAAGGCATTAGTGGATACTGATACTTCACTCATAGAGCCTAATTTAGTAGCCGCATTATTTAAACCTGTCGCAAGATTCGGAAGTTCCTTTGATACATTGCCGATATACTGTCCTGTACCGGCAAGTTTAGCTATAGCGGTTGTAAACCGGCTAACGCTCGGAGAAACATCTGGAATAGCATCAAGTTTCTGCATCTCAGTAAGAATCTTGCCTAATTTCCCTGTATCAAACTGACTGAAATCAGATTTTCCAAGACGATTGATGGCGTTTATAGCCGCATTCAATCCATTTGCTTTAAAATTCACGCCACCTAAACTTTTTAAAGAATTGGAAAAATTATTTAACCGGCTTATGTCAAGATTTCCAAAGGCAGTGTTTAATGTATCTAATTTTTTTACAAGGTTATTAATAGACCGCACCGCCTGAGTTGTGCTACTCTCTATTTGTATATTGAGGGTATCTATGGTATTATCGGCCATTAAAGCACCTCCTTTTAATCAAAAAAATAAAGGCAGACAAGACTTTTAATCCTGCCTGCCCTCGTCATTATTACCATGATTCAGTTCAAAATTTGCTTGCATGAGTTGCAATGTCATGAGCAACCTGTCACGTTGCCGTTTCTTTTCTGTTTCAGAAAGATTCTCTTCATTCTCTTGCTTTTGCTTTTCGGCTGTTTGTGAAAATGGTTCTTTAAGGTATTCAGCCTTTGACTTTTTACCAATAAGCACATTTGCAACCGCAGTCTGAACTGCACACATCGTGTACATGTTGAACTGCCATGCTTGCGAATCAGCCATTTTTTGTTTTAATTTGTATGCTTCCATATATGGTTCTAAATCATATGGTGTAGAATCCATAAACTTTTCTTCTGAAACACCGATTGATAAATACAATGGAAGTAACTTTTTATGAACTACTTCTGGAAAAGTTAGCTCTTCTTCTTGTGATCCTGCGGAGTCTTCGGAAGTTTCTTTTCTTCCTCCGATTTCTCCTCCATTGCTTTTACCATTCCGGATAAAAAACCGTTCTTTTCAAGCTCCTGACTTGCTTTTTCAAATAAAGTAAATCCATTATGAGGATTTTCCTCTGTGGATTCATCTTCGTAGTCGTCCAGAAGATCGCACACTTTATCGTATGCAATTTTCTTTTCTTCTTCGGTTTCATATCCGAATTCATCCTTGTGCTTTTTTTGCAGTCCTACTAGAATCAGTTCTGGAAGCATTTTAATCATATCTTTCGGATTGTTGATTGCTCCCATAGAAGACACTTGTGTAAGAATGTCTGACTGAGTAAGTACGCCATATCCGAATTTTACTTTGTATGTTTTGCCATTCGCTGAAAAACTAAACATGAATTATCCTCCCTGCTTTACATCTTATTCAGTAGCCGCTGTCGGCTCAATTTTGGTATCCAGTCCCTTATATGTATTGATGATAAGAGAAATAGACATGGTTGCTGCTTCGTTCTGTGCAATTTCTGGCATTGGAATTTCGCGACCGCATTCTGCAATAACAAAGAACGCGTCTGACATATCCGGGAATGATACCTGGAACCAAGTTGCCAATCCTGTAGTTTTTGCAGCCTTAGAATCTTCGTACAGTTTTTTAATCTGTTTAACAGATTTGTCTGGATCCATGATAAATTCAATCTCCCAAGTACCACCTGTATCCTGTCTACCAGCTGCATACTGAGTCAGATAATCTTCCAGTGCAGAAACATCAATCTGTTCTGTGTCAAGAGAAATACCGCCGATGGAAGAGGCTTCTTCCAGCTGTGTGAATTTGGCAGGTTTTGTGCCTTTCACGGTTTCAACGGCATATGAAAATTTCACACCAAGTGTAGTTAATCGTGCCATTTTGGCTCCTTTCTGCCTTTCGGCTATAATTTGTTGCAATAAAAAAGAGCCTTAACGGCTCTGGTTCTAGTACGTAACCCTGTACCGGGAGATAAAAGGATCACCTCCTTCTAGTCTTCTTTGCTTGCCTGCTTTACAATCTGATTTACATAATTACTAAGTCCTGCAACGAGGATTCCCTGTGTGATTGCGGTAAAAATTGCCATTGCGATTTCCTGTGCGCCAGATATAGCGCATGTAGCAATAACATAAATTCCACAAATCAGAATGCCTAAAGCACCAAGGATTGCCGGGATATATTTGTCCGGTATGACTTCGGATTTTTTGATTCCCATTCCGATAAAGTACAGTACAACCGCGACAATAAGAAGCTCAGGTTTCACGTAATTCATAATCTGTTCCATGTTTTTCTCACTCCTTTCCTAGAGTAATGTGCCAGTATATATCCGGCTATATCTGCTAACAACACGTTTTATGCTGTTATCAGCATTATTTTGTCTTACGGGTCCGTATATCCTACGAAAACCCATGCCAACCATAGCCTTGTGACTGGCATCGTCAATTTCATATGCTTTTGAAGAAGCTTTTGAACCAGTCGCATAGGATTCTGATTGGAAAGATGGCGTTGTCGCGCACTCATCTCCCTCAAGATTGCCACGTGATGTTGGATTTCCAAGTAAGAACAAACGTGCGTAAACCCTTTTGTTTGAAGCTACCGTCTGACTTTCGTCATTAGAAAAGTTCCCTTTTCCTACAACGGGTTCAATAGTTGCTTTCCATCGTTCAAATACATCCGAAACTGGATTTTTTACTACATCTGGCATCTCTGTCACCACCTTATTTTGAGCATAGAAAAAGCACCCACCGTTCCGGTAGATGCTTTTATATCTTACAGTATACATAAAACAGACGTTATATTCAGTAAGAAAAGGTGTTATGTTTTTATGCAGAAAACACTTCTTTTGCGATTCTACGGATATTCTGCATAATTTCTACGCTCGCTTTGTAAACGGGCATTGTAGCCTCTGTACCGTAAGAACGCACCCATTCGCCAGAATCTGCCACATATACCCACGATTCGTTTTTTCCTTTCCCCTGTCCGTAGGAACCAATGGTATATCCGAATTCTTCTCCTTTTGGATGGGGACTTGTTCCTGCCGGAGTGTTGTACGAAATACCAGCACCGAATTCTATGAACAAAAGTCCAGAGCCTTCGCACACAAGAGTTGCCTGCGCGTAATTTCCGAACCTGTTGATTTTGATGTAGGTATTGTGGTTTTTATCAGAATCTCCCTGTGCCAACATAATATTTTCGTCTATGACAGGAATTCCCAATTCGCAAAGCCTTTTAAGAAATACTTCATTTTTATCGCAAAGACTGTTTTGATATGCTTTCAATTCTTTGATTACATTTCCAATAGATTTTTGGCTCAGATTGCATTTGATTACTCGTCCGCTCATTCTTCTGCACCTATCTTTTTAATTCCATATCTAGCCAGATTTCCTCTTTGCGTATCAAGGATTTTCTTCAAACGATAATCTGGCGGTGTTGTAGGAATACCATCTTCCAGAACCAGATTTCCCAGTGCGTCAACCTGTGGCACAGTATCAATCCAAAATACATCTCCCTCTTGCGGATGGAAAGAACGGTTAAAGGAAGTAATGTACCTGTCGTAATCCGGCACGATTCCTGCTGATATTTCCTCTGGCGTTCCTGCGGTAGATGATACAGAAAACTTAAAGCTTTGCGGTTGACTGTATGTCGGTACGGTATCTATTCCCTCAAGTATTTCGGTTACTTTTGACCAATACACGGTCTGTTTCTGTCTTTTTAATCCTCTCATTTATGTTTATTCCTTTCAATGATTGTGATACAATGTCTTTTAAAGGAGGGGCAAATATGGAATTATACGATACAATCCATTGCAAATGTGGATGCAAGTATGAGGTTAATCAGAATATAACAATGGACAAAATATCATGTCCAAATTGCGGAACAAAATATGAACATTCTGAACAAGTGTTAAAAAGATTACGACTTGCAAAAACTATTGATTCCAACACAGAATCAAAAATATGGTCACATATTCTGGCTGAATCAACAGAAGAGTTTTTAAAACCAGAATCGCTAGAAGAAATCCTGGATAAAATTGATTGATAAAAGGTCTTGCCGGAACCTTACCAGTAGTCACATACTGCCATCATTCTCGACACAATCTCAGAGATGATATACTGATGCAGTTCTTCTGCAATTTGCTCACTGCCCTCTGTTATCCGGCGTAAATATTCTGGACTAAGTATAGCATATCACCTCTTTCGATAAAAGTCGTGGTACATGTTTTAGTTTTTTGATGGTTAACTAAAGCCCTCTTTAGTTAATTAGTAATGTAACATACTTCATTACTTTAATACAAATCATCGATCAACAACGCATTTGTGCAAACAAAATGTACTCCATTTTTTGCAAACTCTTTTGCTACAGATTTTTCATCTGTTGTACCAACGCCTACTTGGATATTGTTTGACAATGCTTTAGAAACGCCATTTGAAGTAAGTTTCTCAACTGTAGAACCTATATAAACAGCATTACTATTTGTTTTAAGATTGATTGCTATATTTATTGCATCCTCATCTATATCCCTATCTACATTTACAAAAAAATTAGTAAAATCACATAGACTGTGTATATATGTTAAAAACGAATGCTCAAAAGAATTCCATACAACCTTATCAAGCATTCCCAATTTACTTGCCACATTATACGCGCCTTTTATCCAACTATTGTCGTAGCCTGTTTTTAATTCGATAATAGGCTGTACCGATTTTACCTTACAGAAATACAAGAAATCTTCAAGTGTGCATATTTCCGTTCCTTTATATTTCACATCTTTCCAAATTCCAAAATCATATTGTTTAACATCGTTATAAGTAATAGTAGAAATATTAACAGTTTCTGGTAACATGTTTCCATTTTTGTCCCTAGCAGTTCTGTTAATATTAATATCATGAGATAAAACTGGTATTCTATCAGATGTATAAACAACATCAGTCTCAATACACCTACAGCCATTTTTATATGCCAATTCAAAAGCTGGCATTGTATTTTCTGGAGCAATACTTGAATATCCTCGATGAGCCATTATAACAGTATAATCATTAAAATTATTTACCGGTTTTTTACCAATTAATTCATCTATAAGATGTCTATTGCCTTCTATGCCACTATATGATGCAACATATTTTTCTGTAATTAATTCTATATCATTTTCTTTATATTCCTCCATAGTATCTTTCAATAATAGTCTATACTTAGTGTCTTTGCTTACTGATACTTCATAGTTCCACCCACTATCATATAAAAAATTACCATTTTCATCATAAGAATGATATGCTAAAACAAATCTATCTTCCAACGACCTAAAAGTGGTATCATAATATGCACAAGAAATATTTTCGCTTCTAAATCTTGATGCAGTTGTTGAAATCGGAATACCATTTGATAAAGAACCATATACAAATTTCATGTAATTCTTTAATATATCATTTCTGTTAGTTAAATTTATCAATTCCCATTCATATGTTATTGCGCTTAAATATTCGTGAATATCAGCAATTCCAGTTGTAATTCCTGTTTTTAAAATAGTCACCGAAAACTTTGTATTTGCCGTTATTACTTTTCTATTTTTTATAAACGAATCTTTTTTTATAAAACTACCATCGTTATCATACCAAGAAAAAGCAACTTGAAATCCATCTTTAATATATAATATTAAATTTGTATCATAGGAAATGGGATGTTTATTCGATACCTGATAAATATAATCACGTTCATATTCACCAGTAGAACCTTTGATATTACCAACGTCAAATTCTCCTTTTAAAATACATGTACCATTCTCTAAGTTAACTAAATCTTCCTTTAGTGAATCAGTTTCTGCATTTACTTCTTTGAATCTGTCGCCTACGACTTTGGAGTCGGCAAATGTTCCCTCTTCGCTCAAAGTTTTATCTGCGATAGGCTTGTTTGCTAAGCCTGGATACCCAACTGGAATATTTCCGTTTTGAGTATGGATTTTTAAAATTGATTCTGCCATGAACTACCTCCTAAAAAATAAGTACACCATCATCATTTACAGCTGGCAAAATAGGGTTTTCATTTATGCAATCATTTTTTCTACTCCAACAGGGGACACATAAGTAAATTGGTTTCCTAAAACATCTTTTGCAACGCCAATTACAAAGCATCCGTAATCGGCAAGCATATTGCACACAAATTCCTCTGCGTCCACCCAATACTGTTTCTTGACCATACGGTGAAGTTCTGGCAATAGACCGTAGCTGAACATTACGCAATGTCCCAACTCATGAATAAATACACGGTTCAGAAGTTCTCCATACAGGTTGTTTGCGATTGAAATTATCTTTGTTGAATAATCCGATACCGCAAGAGTTCTTTCGCCTGTGCGGTCAATTAACACGCTGTCGTGCGGAGATACGAACTGCACTCTCCATAGGTCTCCGTTCATATAAAATTGTCTTAGCATGGCTTATCACCATCCATTTCAAATTAACTCAAGTTCTTTGAATACTTCAAAAATCTTCGGAGATTGAATCGCAAACCAATCAACTGTGGTTTCATCATGTCCGAACTGTTCCATATGTTGCCAATTGCACTGCAATCCACTTTCCGACAAGAATGCATGAATAATTTCGTGTCTCAACTGCTTTTTCTGTAAGAAGTCAAAATCACCAACGTTATTTACGTTGTCCGTTCTGATAACAATTTCCTTTGCAGTATTATCTGTAAAGCCGTCAATATCTGCATTTTTAAGTTCTTTTGGAATAATTCTGTAATTCGTTCCAAGAACATTTATTACACATTTTTCCATCATCAATCTCCCTAATTAAAAAGCCCCTGCTACATTCCTGTAACAAGGGCAAAATTCATTTCATATTCAATTCATCTGCTGTATCAAACGAGTTAAGTCGGTTTTCATCGACTGCCTAAGAGTCGCATCTGCATCCGACCACATCTCAGTAAGATTGCGGATAATGTCAGATGTGTACTCTTTCATGGAATCATCCATTTTTCTCTTAGATTCTGTATCGTTGGAATCATGGTAATGTCTGCGGTTCTCGCTGTATCTGTCATAGCTTTCGCCATATCTGGACTGCTTATGGTTCATTCCATCCATTCTCATATCACTACGATCTGGATGATAACCCATGCGGTACATATTACGTTCGAACTCTGGATTGTTCAAATACTCGTCCATCCAGTCATCATCTTCCATGTACAGATATGGTTTATATCCCATACGACTTCCTTTGCCTTTCGGGGCAAATCTGCCGTTTGCGTAACGATACCTGTCATATCCCATGCGACCAAGATATTTCTCTTCCTGTTCGCATTCGTCCATAGCTTCTACGATTCTGTAATCTTTATCTGCACAAATCGCACACTTTACAGCTTCCATGCAGTCTTTCAAATCGTCCCAGTCTTGAGCACTGAGATTATCAAAGCCATGTGTTTTGGCTTTTTCCATAGCCCATT